GTGGTCGACGCTCCTGTGGTCGACGCTCCTGTGGTCGACGCTCCTGTGGTCGACGCTCCTGTGGTCGACGCTCCTGTGGTCGACGCTCCTGTGGTCGACGCCCCGGTCATCGACGCTCCTGTGGTCGACGCTCCTGTGGTCGATACTACAGAAACCAAAAAATAAGGGTTTGCCATGATTGACGTTAGCGGATTTGGAACGGGAATCGCCATCGTTGCGTTGCAATCGTTTCCGATGGGATTTTCTCTGTCTAAGTTTGCTGACGACGCAGAACCAATCTCTGCAAAGGATATCGAGGCGGTTGGCTATGAGATGCTTTATGATGGCACGCTCTTTTCTTTCGACAAGGCCGCGCCAGTTGAGCTCTCCGTCTCGGTTATCCCCGGCAGTGATGACGATGCCAACTTGAAGATTTTGTTGGCTAGCAAAAAAGGCGCAAAAAAGCTGATCCCGTTGTCCGACGTAACGTCAATGGTAATCACATACCCGGACGGGGGCAGGGTTATACTCACCAACGGGACCATTTTGAGAGGTCCGTTGGTCGACAGCATCGAGACTTCCGGCAGAAAGAAAAGTAACACGTTCACATTCGTATTTGGCGGCATCACCGGGGCTCAATCGGCCACCCAAGTCATCGCCGATATTGCCCAAAGCATCCTGGGATAATTCCACATGGCCAACAGCATCATTTCAACCCTGCTGGGGTCATCGCCGTTCGTTGTATATAACCAATCAACCAAGACGTCAACCAGGTTTGACGTTAAAATCGTCAACGCGTCAATTAAGTTGACTGCCGAGCCTCAACGCCAAATGCTTGAGGATGGCTCCACAGTAACTGACTCAAAGACTGTTCGCCCAACAAGGATGTCAGTTGATGTGATCTGTCCAGACTTGAACGTGCTGGATCAGGTGAACTCAATAATGAGTGACCGAACATCACTGTACCAAATTACTTCACGCGGCTTGATATTCGCCAATTTGATGGTCGACTCGGAGTTCATTCGTCAGTCGCCTGACATGTTATCTGCGAGTCCGGTAAGGATGTCGTTCAAGCAAATTCTAATCGAAAACGTCAGCCCGGTCATATTCGCCAATAAATCCGACTCTTCAGTAATCGAGCGCGGCATTGCCGCCCTGAATAAAGCGAAAGACTCCGTTGCTGATCTGTATGCCAAGATTAGCACGTCAATTAGTGCATAGGTGACCCATGGCCAATTCAGCACTATCCTATCTTTTCTCTGCCTCGCCATTGAAGATCACCAATGAATCGGACGGCTATCAAAGCTGGGCTGGTTTGGCAGTCAAAAGTGTTGATGTAATGCTTGAGTCCTCTGTGACAGATAACCCGCTGTCCAACAAAAGTTTTACCGAGGAGTCCATTTACACAGACCTCCTTGACGTTGATACTCGAAACGGCAAAATCATCCGCCCTGTCAAGATCAAGATGACCGTTATAAGCACCGACCTATCAACCATTGAGGATATGATGGGTGCGCTTGTGAGTCCAACCAGGACGTTTTCCATCACCTCTAAGTCGATTATATCAGAGGCGATGATGATGATTGACTTAACTATCACGCAATCTAAAGATATGATATCGGCAAATGAACTAGTTGCTGAGTTCGAACAGTTCAAGCCTACTATAGATGACGCATACAACCCGTCAGACCCTGCCAACAGATCGCACTTCGGCATTCGCATTCAACTTCCTGGTAGTGTCGCAAAAGACGGGATTAAGAGCGTTACTGGCAATTTGACCGACTCTGTGCAATCGCTGTATAATAAAATCTCAGCCAACTTTTAGGTGTATCATGATTGAGATCGTAGGCAATAACGGCCAAATCAAAACCGTCAAAATCTATCCATTTTCTGCAATGGAAGGTTGGGATATCCAGCGCAAGTTTTTCGACTTTGCGTCGACCACCGATAAAGAGGCGCGGCTGGCCTACATCATGGAGGTTTTGTCCTTCGCAAAAGTGATCGTTGGCGAGAACGAATTGCCACTGAAGACTTCCGCGTTGATTGACAACCACCTTGAGACCTGGAAGAACATCCAGATCGTTTTCGAGGCCGTCCTGCTCTTCAACGATATCGATCCAAAGACCCACGCAGAAAAGCCTAGTTATTGGGCTGCTGCAGGCGCTGAGATGGCGGTGTCGTTCATCGCAGAAGCCACCAAGTTGATGGGTCCTGCATTCAAGATCGTGGCTGAGGCCAATAAGGAGTAACCACGAATGTCGTCTGAAATGGACAAGTTCATCCTTCAGTACCAAGTCGAGTTCAAGGACGCGGTGCAGAGGCTTGAGCAGCTCAACGAGAAGGTCAAGAACGTAAACGAAGGCGCCAAAAAGGGTGCTGATGGTTTCGTTGACTTTTCCAAGAAGGCGACTGATGAGGTCGGCAAGCTAATTCCAGGCGTCGAGAAGGTGACGGTGGCAGTCCGGGCGATGGGTGGCGAGTTCGCTATTGCTGCTGTCGCAATTTCCGCGCTGGCCATCGGAGTCAAATCGGTAATCGAGTTGAGGGCGCAACTCGGGGCGCAGCGTCTGGCTGGCATGGAGACTGGCGTATCAGGATTGCGCATGGAGGAATACCAGCGCAAGTTCGTCAAGAATTCTGGCGGCACGGTCAACCGCGAATCGACACAAGAACAGGTGAAGAACCTTTCGGAACGGCTCCAAGCAGCCTATGCCGACCCGACCCGCATGGGCACCGAGGCGCGCACCTTTCGTTTGCTCGGCGTAGACGTAGGGGCTCGCGGCAAAGGTCAGACCAACTTCAATGACGCCTTCAGCCAGCTGGCCACCCGTTTCAGCCAGATGCGTCCAGATCAAGTCCAAGGGGTCGCCAAAGCAATCGGGATGAACCAAGACTTTGCCCTGACACTTCAGAAGATCGGGCCGTCCATCGGCAAGGTGACTGAGATGACCGCCGCCGAGGTCCAGAGTCGCCAAGGCGCTGAAGCATCCATGGCCAAGTTCAATGCTGAAATGGCGAAATTCGAGGAGCAGATGACGCGACTTGAACGCAGCCTCGGCGAAAAGCTGATTCCTGCCTTCACCGCGTTGATCACCCTTATCAACAAGGTTGTGGACGCGATCCCTGACGAGACGAAACTGCGACACGTAGGCGGTACGAATGGCAAAGGAGGCGTTGACGCCATCCACACCAGCGACGTTGCGGCCAGATATGCTGGTGGCGCGCTCGGCCCGCTCGGTGCCATATACGGGATCGGTAGTTGGGCAGGGAAGCTGCTCGGCAGGAAGGATGATAAGGTCAAGAAAAAATCGGACAGCGAGCCAACGACGCAGCCAACTTCTGTACTTGGAAAGAATGCCAAAGGGACCGCTGCGACCTCGCTGGATGACGTCGTTTCTGCGATGGACAAGAACAACCAGACCAGCATCAGAACGTCGTCCGACATGCAGATGGCAATCAACATGTTTTCTGGTGCCGTTACAACGTTCGCAAACGCCATCGACGAACGCCAGGCGTGGGCAGCTTGGGCAGGCGAGGCCGGAAGGGCCGCAGGACTATCGGCGCCAGTCGCAATTGGCGGCGCGGGCCTTGGCGCTGCGTCTCGTGCGGTCGGCGCGACCTCCTACGATGCGATATTCCAAAAGGAGGCACAGGCCAACGGGGTTTCCGTTGACGTACTCAAGCGTATTGCTCGTGTCGAGAGTGAGATGAATCCGAACGCCAAGAGCGGTGCAGGCGCCGAAGGTTTGATGCAGATCATGCCCGCCAACAAGAGAGTCCTTGGTATCACCAACTCCTTTGATCCTGCACAGAACATCGCCGGTGGCGCCAAGCTTATGGCAGAAAACCTCAAGCGGACTGGAGGTAACATGCGCGAGGCTTTGATGATGTATCATGGCGGTTTGGACCGTAGCGCTTGGGGTCCATTGACAATGGCTTACCCTGATAAAGTGCTCGGTGACTCAGGCATGGGTGGCGGTGGTGGCGAAGGCAAGCAGACCATTGCGCGCCGTCTGGTACAGCAGAATATCGCGGCGAGACTCGGGGTGCCGCTTGATCAAATACAACAAGGCGCCGTAAACAAAGGTGATGTTGCCTGGGCCACTCAGCAACTCAAGGCCGGTGTGGCAAACGGGATCTACACCCACGAAAAAGAATTGATGAACCCGATGTTGCCGCAGTCGACCCGCTCGCGCATCATGAACGAGCTGAGAGAGCAGCAAACGGGCCTTCAGCAACTGAATCAGTACTCGCCTGGTGTCGAGGAGAGGGCACGCCCCGGCGAGCGCTCCATCACAGTCGGCGAGAACGCAATCACCATCAACGTGAACGGCGTCCAAGACCCGAAAGCCCTTAGTCAGATGCTCGATAACCATATCAGCGGAAGCCTCGGCGATATTATCAATAACGCAAACTCGGCGATTAAATACTAATGGCAATGAAAGAGCGCGTTATCAGAGTCACCTTCACACTTCCTTCAGGCGACGTTGTTTTGACGGAAGGTCTGCGGCTGAACATTAGAATCAGCAAGGCCGCGCTAGCGATCCAGAACAAGGCTGTTATTGAAGTGTTCGGTATGGACACCAAGATGCGTGAAGGGCTTCTGTCCCAGTTTACCGCCTGGAACAAGCGCAAGGCAGAGCAGGGGGATATCACGCCGCAATGGATTCCGGTCACGATTGTCGCCGGGTATAAGCAGGACGGGAATGATTATTCATCGCTGGTGTTCAAAGGCGAGGTGGCGTTGGTTGAGTTGTCCTCACCTCCTCCAAACATCGGAGTAAGGATCACCGCGTACACTAACCAGATCAACCGTACCAAGTTCGTAACCAGCCCAGCCCCGGAACAGGCCACGCTTGAAGAGTACGTCGCCTGGGCAGCGGGCCAGATGGGCCTCGGCACAAACTACGAATGTAAGACCTCATACAACAAATCGATCATTGTCAACCCGTCGCGCTCAACCCATATCGCGGCCGCGCTCGTGATCGACATTCAGAACGCCTATCGCCAAGATATCGCTGCCTATGTTGATGACGGCCGGTTGATCGTTAAAGACGTAGCCAACCTCATCAACGTTGACTTAATCACTGAAGTAAAAACTTTCGTTGGCATCCCAAGTTGGACAGAATGGGGCGTCGAATTCATGACGATGTTCGATCCAAGCATCAGGGTTGGGCAAGCTGTTAACTTGACTTCTGCTATGAATCCAAGTATAAACGGAAGTTATGTAATCACGGAATTGGACTATGACATTACCAGCCGTGATAAAGCGTTTTATGTGAGAGGGAGCGGCAGCCCGCCTGCTTAATATGGCCAGACTAACTAAGACCTTTGATGCGTTCGGAGTAAACTACCGGACCTATCAGTACAGCGCAGTATACGGACTCGACCTCATGGAGTCGTCCGGTGACATGACGCCGTTTGAAATATTCCTTTTTACAGAGGCTGAGTACGACGGAAAATGGCACAAGTTGGATAGTCGATACGCTATTAACGCTTATGTATCTGACCTGGCAGGGATACTTCCTCCATTCACGGTCATGAGGGCTTTGATGGGCATTGTAAGCGAGTTCAACTTTGGCTTTCTATCTTCATGGAAAGGGGTGCGGGTTCCTGGTCGGTTCCTGGACGGCGCTACGACAGTCGTCAGCGCAAACTCCAAGCCTCTGGTGGCCCAACTTCAAGAGAATGGCACAGCCTCACTTAAAGACCTTGAAGAATATTACTCTCTTGAAGACGCCTTCAAATTGTTTGATATAAACGTCGCCAAAGGAGTGAACGACGCAATCGCAAACGAAGCCGCCGCAAGGATGGCGAACAAACGATAGCCTTTGCCTGTTAGGGCGCAAGCCGATATAATCCCGTATCCCCAAGGGAATCGACTAGATGACCACCCTCAAGCCTTTAATTTCAGGAAGTAGTCCAGCCAGAAAACGGCTGGTTACTGCCCTTGAAAGTTTACTGTATTCCAACTCCATCAACTTTGAGAATATGCTCCCGGCAATTGTGAAGTCATACGACCGAACAACTAACATTGCTACCGTCAAGCCACAAGTCATGTTTGTTGATGTCAACGATGGCGGCGTGCCACGCAATGAAATGGCATCCATACCCTGCCTGGCGCTCGGCGGCGGCGGATTCGTGATCAACTTCCCGATCAAAGCCGGTGACCTCGGATGGATTCACGCGGCAGACCGCGATCTGACGGCATTCAAAAAGACGCTTGCAGACTCCAAGCCTGGCTCCGGCACCCTTCACAAGTTTGCTCAAGGAATGTTCATCCCAGACATATTTCGTCAGTACGTGATCAACGCTGAAGACTCCGAGTCGATGGTAATCCAAACGACGGACGGGACCACAAGGATCGCGATAAAGCCTGGGCAGATTAAAATCACCGGTGCTGCGTTGGTAGTCGATACCGCACTGACCACCTTCAAAGGCGAAGTTGCCATGGAGAAGTCGTTGACGGTAGCCACTGAAGCTACAGTCGCTGGCACCCCATTCACGTCCCATGGCCATATAAGTAGCTCCCCAGGCCAACGAACAGCAGGCGGCGCAATACCATGACAAGCTATAAATACCTGATCGACACTGGCGAAGTCGCGGCGGATACGGCAGACCTCTTGGCTGATGTTCAGGCCGAGTTCCGTTTGGCGTTCGGCGCGACCATCAATCTTAGTGCCGCGACATTTCAGGGTGCGTTGGTGACAGCCGAGACCCTGGCGCGATCCAACGTCATGAAGTCGTCAGTTGAGCGGGCGAACGTGATCAACCCGAACTTGTCTTTCGGCACGTTCCTTGATGCGGTCTGCGCGTTCAACGGCATCAAGCGCGGCTCCGACACCTCCACCATAGGCACCAACGTACTGGTCACCGGAGACCCGACGACCGTTGTCACAGCAGGCTCTAAGGTCAAGACGGCAAGCGGTGACGTGTTCGCCATCGTCACCGACGTCACTATCCCTGTCCAGGGCTTCACGCTGGCAAACATCGCCTCGGTTGCTTATGGTGACATAGACCTTCCAGTCGGCGAACTGACGATTATTGACGGGATCATCGGTTGGGGTTCTGCTGTAGTTAACAGCGGAACGACAAGGACGCCAGGCACTTTGGCATTAACCGACCCTCAACTGAAAAACGCCCGTCGCGTCCGACTCGCGCAATTTGGCAGCGGCAGCACCCCAGCCATCATCGCCGCGCTCAGCGTAGTGCCCAACGTAACATCGGTTAAGGTGGTTGAGAACAACTACGGGACCACCGGCCTGCACGGAGGCGTTACGTTCGCCCTGCCCAATTCTATTTGGGTTTGCGTGGCCGGCAGCGCGGTAGTCCAGGACGTTGCCAATGCGCTTTACGCAGCCCATGCTGGCGGATGCCCTTGGGAATACGGGACTACAGGCAACGGGATTCCTGCTGGAGGCACGGACGGCATTGCAGTTGTTGATTCATTGTCTGGCGTCACTTATTACGTCAAGTACACCACTCCAATTTTGTTTGATACTTACGTCAAGGTAAAGGTCAAGCAGGGCAGCTCCAGTACGTCTCCGGTCGAGGCCATCCAGAACGCAATGGTGAATTATGCCAACGGACTGGTCGAAGGCGAGGCGGGCTTTGTTGTCGGGGCGAGCGTCTCCGCGTTCGAGCTTGGCGGCTCTGTTTCGTCCACGCTTCCTGGCTTATATCTGCGTGATGTATCGGTGGCTTGTGTGCCTGCTGGGTCAGCCGCGCCCGCGCCAAGTGCTTATTCATCTGAAGTTGCGATGGGCGCGTTTGACCAAGCGCAACTGGCCTTCGGTAACGTGCAGGTGACCCTCGAATGAGCATGATTCCTTTCAACGGTGATATGCTGCAAGCCATGAAGTGGATGCAGAATAACGCGCCCATGACTCAGGCGTTCGTAAACGGCAAGAAGAATTGGTACAAAACCAACTACGATTCGTTCTGGGCTGATTGGCAGGAGCAGATTTTTGATATCAGAACTGCCACTCCGTTCGGCCTGATGATCTGGTGCATCATCCTCGGATTGCCCGCGACGGAACTCAACTTGCAGGCCGTAGTGTATGCATGGGCATACGGGAAGAATCGCGAAAACTTCATATACAGCGGCACCGACCCTGCGCTGGCCAACCCGAACTTGACCGGTGGTAACTTCTATGGCGGTGGCGATTCCGCTTTGACCAGCCTAAGTGAGATCAGAAAAATCCTTCAGTTGCGCTATGTAGCGCTGACCTGCAATGGCAACGTGAAGTACATCAACTATATGCTGCGATTCATTTTTAACGATGACCAGCCATGGGATTTTTCCGGCGGCAAATATCTGCGGCTGGTCGACTGCACCGCAAGCCCAAGTAGCGTTTCAAACGTGCCTGGCGCGTTCAAACTTGAATACCGAATCGGGCCTAATATGGGCCTTTCCTCTCAACTGATTAACTTTCTGAACAATGCATCCAACGGCGTCCTGCCGTCGATGGCAGGCAGTCAATCAATCGCAGTCCAGGAGTAGAAAATGGCACTAATCAAGCCAGAATTCTTGCAGCGGCCATTCGCCGATTCAGGAACTATCTCGCAAGTTCCTCAGACCAGCCCGTCTGGCTTTGTGAACTACACCGATGGCTACACGTCATCGTATGAAATCAGCCTTGCCGCGAACAACCCGCAGGCCAAAGCCGTTGAGCGTCCGATCCAAAACTATCTGTTCAAAACTCTCACCCAGAATGCTTTGGCTTGGCAGCGGATGAGCCATACTGCTTGGCAAGGCGCTGACGACGGCAACACGGTCGGGTACGACAAGGGCGCGTTTGTGCTCCGGGCCGCTGCTGGTGGGGAGGCGTTGCTTTATCGCTCCCTCGTCGACAACAACCTATCCGACCCAATCAACACCCCTGCAAGTTGGGAGGTCCAACCAACCGTCGCCACCACAGTAGGCAGAATCCCAATGCCACTCGGCGGCGCGAACGGGGCCAGCGCAGCGCCTATCAATGTCGGTGTTGACTTCAACTCCGTTCCGACGGGTACATTTGAAGTTGTGTCTGATACCGTCGCCGTCGCTTGTGCCAACCTGCCTATCTATCCAGGCTCGCCACAAGCCCGCGCTGGGCTGCTGGAGGCCATCGGTTGGACCTATCAGACCTTCTCCTACGTCCACCAGCGGTACACAGATCGCATGGGCAACATGGCAACCAGGACATCGCTGAATGGCGCCTGGGAGTTGTGGAACTTCAAGCCTAGTCTCAATCAGGTCCAGGCTGGCGTCCAAAACTATTCCACGATCACAACGACTAACGGAGGCGCCAACTACACCGGAACGACTACGCCGCCGCCTCAGAGTATGATCGACGGCATGGAGATTCGTGTGATAATCGCGGGCGCGGGCAACCTCGCAAACGCTACGTTCAACTACGCAAGTTTGACCGCTAACGCGCCCATCTTCGGCATGTCCGGCGCTCGTGTAACCGCCAACGAGCTGCGACTTGGTTGCTCAGCCACTCTTCGCTGGAACGCTGGCAATGGTTGGCTCATCATGGCCGTGTCTGGCGGGTTCCTGTCTGGGCGGTATACTGCGGTGCCTAGCCAGCTCGTCGTCGCAGGACAGGCTCAAGATGGCTCGATGACCTATTCCACGGACACCGGCAGCACAACGACGACCAATGCGTATTTCGCCGAGTTCGTTCCGCCTATTCCAGGCCCAAGCGCCGGTATGGTATTGCGGTTCCTCGCGGCCACGACCAACACAGGCTCGCCGACCTTCCGTTGTACCGCCTCTGGTGCCGTTCTTCCGATTCGCGATATTTCTGGCGGGACTATTTCTGCTGGCATCATCCAGGCAGGCTCCATCTGTGAGATCACTTACAACCTCGCCCAAAACGCGTGGCTTCTCACCGGGACCACCGGCACTTCGGCTGCGAGTTCGGTTCCGGTCGGCGGCATCATCTTGGTGTCAACCCCTACGGTGCCTGTCGGCTTCCTGGAGTGTGACGGCTCCCTGCAAAAGATTGCTATGCTGCCGTCGCTTTACGCGACCATCGGCACCTACTACAATGCTGCCGGCGATCCATCTGACTCGTTCCGCCTCCCTAACGGCCGTGGCGTATTCATCCGTGGCTTCGATAATGGACGCGGAGTAGACGCAGGCCGTACACTTGGATCATTCCAACAACAGGACATTCAGAGTCACGCGCACACCGCGACGACGACAGTCAGCTATTCAGGCGACCACACCCACGCCGTCTGGCCATTGGCAGGGGTAAACAGCGGCGGTAACGTTGTCAATGCCCAGGTTGGCGCCGGCAACACCGGCCCAAACACCGGGCTGGCAGGCAACCACACGCACACGGTTGGGGTGACGATTGCTGCTGCTGGTGGCGCTGAGACTCGCCCTATTAACATGGCTTGGATGTATTGCATCAAAGCGTTTGATGTGCCTATCAACCAAGGCACCATCGACGTTGCCGCGCTCCTGACCCAAGTGAACGCTCAGAAACGCATGGCCCCTGGCAAAGCCGTTTATGCAAACGCAGGCAGTTATACTTTCATCGTACCTAACGACGTGACTTCGACCTCTGTGTTTGAAGTGGACGTCTGGGGCGGTGGTGCTGGTGGCTCAGGCGTCCACCCATCCCTCGGGGCCAACGGTGGTGGCGCAGGCGGGCACTCCTATCGTCTCATCACCGGCCTTACGGCAGGCCAGGGTATTTCCGTGATTGTTGGATCAGGCGGTTCTGGTGGTGTATCTGGTGGCGCTGGCGGTGCTGGCGGTTCTGCCGGTACGCCCAGCTTGTTCGGCTCTTATTGTGTGGCGAATGGCGGTGCCGTATCCGGGTTTACCGGGACTGTTTGGCCTCCTGCTGCCGGCGGTCAAGCGTCGGGCGGCGACGTCAACTCCAGCGGTGGATGTGGCGGTGCAGGTCAACAGATCGGGGCCACAACCGCAGGCGCTATGGGCGGTAATGGCGGTGACTGCCCTGGCGGTGGCGGTGGCGGGCGCGGTGGCTGGACTGGTGTCGTAGGCAGCGCAGGGTCGTTCCCTGGCGGTGGCGGTGGCGGTGGCGGACCGGCAGTCGGTGGTGGCAACGGCTCCGTTGGTTGCGTACTCATTAAGTACAGTTGATTTTAACGGCCAAGGACGGCCAATTTGGAGATTAAAAATGCTTACCTCAGACATCATCGTGATCGGCGCAGGCGCCAAGGCGGCGAATGCTCAGCAATGGGTGCAACCGATCATGGACGCGTTCGCGTTCTTCAAAATGCCGAACCCAAGCGCGAACGTACTTGCGGCATTCCTGGCCAACGCTGGTATCGAGACTGGAGGTCTTACGCGCTTGGTTGAGAACCTCAACTATGACGCCAATGGCCTAGCTCGCACTTGGAAAAATCGCTATGCGGTCGACCCTGATGCCAAGATCAAGGTTCCAAACGCTTTGGCTGTCAAGTTGGCCAACAAACCACAGGATATTGCCAATCAGACGTATGGCGGGCGGTTTGGCAACGGGCCAGCAGAAAGCGGTGACGGCTGGAAGTTCCGAGGGCGCGGCCTATTCCAGACCACGTTCCACGATAACTATCTGGCCACAGGGAAGGCACTAGGACTCGACTTGATCGGAAACCCGGATCAACTTGCAGAGCCTGAAGCCGCTGCCAGGTCCGCTGTGTGGTACTTTGTTAGAAAGGGTTGCGTGCCTTACGCAGAGGCCGGTAATATTTCGAAGGTGGTTGAGATCATCAACGGGAAGCCGCCATGCACGGCGAACGATGGAGAAACCAGGATTCTACGATTCAAGAATGCCGTGGCCGCGCTCAACGCTTAATCCATCCCAAGGAAAAGCCCCCTACTCGGGGGCTTTGTCGTGTTGCAGGGCTTGCCGTTCGGCTGGCGGAGGAGGGGCTGGAGGATCAGTGACCGACGCTGCGTAGTTACCGGCAGCGCCCAGAATACCAACCAAGACCGCCCTTGCTACTTTGTCCTTCACCGACTCACCAACAATCTTGGTAAGGAGGGTGATCAAAGTCTCCCAGCTCTGCGGCGATATCGACCCGATGATGCTGTCGAATCTGTTGACTCTCTTTCTCTTTTCGACCATGACGCCACCTTCAATGCTATTTGGCAACTCCTAATGACGGATCACGTTGGCTGCGTCCGTCGTCTGTTGGTTGATGGAAAGCCTAACGGCCGTAAAGTTCCCTCCAAGAACGCAGGAATTATACCCGATCCAACTTTTCGCAGGAACACTTATAAGCTGTCGCAAACTAGCGCCGGACACATTTAATTTTGGACAGGGAACTTTGGCAAGGGAGGCCGGTCTAAGGTTGGATTTAACGAACACTAAACAGCGATATTTACGGGTCTTTCGCGAGGGGTTGCCCGTGCGAATCTACGACGGCGTGTTCGTTTCCTGGGAGGTCCGGGCCGGGCTCCAGCAGACCTACAGCAACAAGCCAATAGTACCAAGTAAGGTTCAAATAATAGCGCTCGCCATACCCTTCATCGGTCCTGAGTGTCTTTATGGCAGATTGCCGCAGCCCTAAACGAGCGGCTGCGGCAACCTCAAAGCGGTCCCGCTCCTCCTGGATCAATTCCCAGGTCGAGACCAGCGGAATCATTCGCCTTCAGTCTTATCAGGACGAAAACTGCTCATACGCGGCTCGCGCAACAGACCGTTGGTAGACTCGCCGAGGGCGTGCACCTCGATGATGGACCCAATACCGCCCTCAGGCGTTGTCTGGTCCTGCCAGATGGCCAGACGCTGCTTATCCGTGAGCGTACCGCCACCAACCAGCTGAGGCTTGCCTTTGTAGGTGCACTCGAACGCGCCGAGCATGCCGACAAACTTGCCCTTGCCTTCCACCAGGCCGTCGACCTTCAAGTCCACCACCAGCAATTCTTTGTCCTTGAGGACGGTGCCGCACGATCCAGCCCCGGCTTTCCAAACGCCCGCCGACGCCTTACGCATGTAGCCGTCGACCGCGAAAACCTCTCCATGAACTTCACGGCAAAGATCGATGTAATTTTCGCAGTCGGATTTGGATTTGGACTGGAATGCTTTGCGGAAGATGTGGCCAAAACCGAAGTTGCGAAGCGCAAAAAGCACGCCGTCAATCTCCCAGGTTCTTGTCGAGTAAGACACATTACCCTTGCCAGCCAGAAAGATGTCCAACGGCACCATATCCCAGATAACGGCCTCCAGCACGCGCTGCTCGCCTTCAGCATAGCCGCGACGGAATGCCCCGTTGATATCGCTGTGGATCATGTTTGCGGCCCAACCTTCGACAAACAGAACATAGTTGTCGTGGGCCAACGATTCCATTGCGCGCAGCTGACGATCCAAAGCACCGTTGACCGGCTCGCCCTGGCGAGAGAATGCGTATGCCTTGCCTTTGGCTTTGATCAACATGCCGCAGCAACCGTCATATTTGACCTCCCAAAAGTCATCCAGACGGGCGTCGGCTGCGGCCAGAACCTTCGGAGAGAGATTTCGCGGCTCGATGGCCTTGTGAACAAAGTGCTTACGGGCGGGGAGTTGAAAAGTCATTCTATGTACCTTCTGGTTAAAGAAAAGCCCGGACGGGTCCAGGCTTTCAGTATAACTGGTTTTGAGGATTAAGCAACGACTTGTGTCAGTTCCTCGATGATTGACGCGAAGCGCGGGTCGGTGGACTTGACGTACACGCCGTTGTACATCACGCCTACGCGGTCCTTGATATCGTTGTAGGCGCGCAACAGGCAAGTATTGACGTCCAGGCCGTAGCGCAGCGCCGTCTTGACCAGAGCCACAGCCAGCTGGCCGATACGGGCTTTGGCGTCGTCGTCTTGGCCCTTGGCCAGGTTATCAGCGAGACGGCCCAGGAGAGCCAGCAGGCTCAGGTCGGTGTGTGGGAAACCGGACGTGGTGGCATCTGCGTGCAGGGTGATGATGTCGGAACCGAGTTGCCGCGACATGATCGTCATGACGACGAATGCGTCACCGATGCCGTCGATCACCTCGTCACGGTCGCCGATGGTCACGCCTTCAGCCCATTCGCCCAGCTCGGACACCAGCTTGAAGAATTGCGACTTGGCGTCGGCGCCGTTGATGATATTGCGGGCGTGACCCCAGCCTTCAATCTGGCCGATTTGTTTTGGATCGAGAATTTGTTGGCTCATGTTATTTACTCGTTCTGGAGGATTTGATTGCGTCATAGGAGCGTTCGCAGGTCAGTCCGCGCTCGATGGCTTGGTCAGCGACTCCTGCCAAGACTCCCGCTCTTTCGTCAGCGCGGCTGAGCACGTCGGCGAGCACTCTGGCCCCCTCGGCAGCTGCCTTGCTTGAGGAGACAACGCAGGTACTAAGGCGAGCCTGGCTTGCTGCCAGTTTACTGACGTAGGCGTCGACGGTGTTGCGCAGCCCGTCACGAGACTTCCGATCAGCATCAGCATCGGCAACTGCAACATCAATTTTCGCTTGTCCAATTTCTGCACCCTCTGCGACGGCTTTTGCGTCGGTGGATTCGATAGTGCGTTGAGAATCGTTGAACTTGTCGGTGGCCTTTTGGTCATCGGCCAGGTGATCGTCCCAACGTTTTTGCCAAGTTGCGTTGGTTTTGACCGTGGCGAAGTACGCGCCGAACGCCACCAAACCAGCGGCGATGACCAAAATACCAACTACGCCAGCAATGTACTTGTACATGGCAAACCCCAAAGGAATGGCCGCCCATAGGACGGCCAGTTGATGGCCTAGAACTCTTCAGCGTTGGTCGGCTTGGCATCCATATCGCCCTGGGCCGAGGTCGCATCGGCTTTCGCATAGTCTGCCTTGACTTCGCCAGCTACAACGGTGCGGTAAAACTCTTTGGCAGCCGCGTAGATGTTTTTGTCTTGGACCAGGCCGTCCAGCGCGAACTCGATACCGGACCAGCTACCGGATTCGTTCGAGCGACCGGCGGTGGTGACTTTGACCAGGTTAGCGAAGGTTGGCGGCGTTTGCAGGCCGCGAGCGGTGTTGACTTTTTTCTGCTGGAGCGAGGTCAGAAGTTTTTTGGACGACTTGATCTGCGACGACGCCAACGACAGAATCGCGGTGCCGTATTCGCCGGTCTCCGGGTCTATCACGATCACAAAGTGCGAGCGGGTATCAGAGTAATAATCGCTTTTCTTCTCGTTGATATTGCCTTCGGCGTCGGGAACGTAGTAGCGGCCATCGACCACTTTCAGCTTGGTTTCGTCGGCGCGCAGGGCTTCGACTTCTTCAACCGAGAACTCGCCCTTGTAGCCGCCATCGCCTTCACGACCGCCCCACAGAATGTAGGTGCGCTTGTAGGCGCAGGGAACGATATGGAGGCCGGACTTGCCGTCGTACAACTTGCCGGTGACGGTGTTGAAGAGCATGCCAGCCTTCGCGCCGGGGATGTACTCGGCGTGGTCTTCATCGACTTTCGGCGACATTTTCTGGAGGATTTGCAGGAAAGGAATGGCAAACGAGTCTTTGTCAGCACCCTCGAAACCGGCGTTGCTACCGAAGTCGCTTTCATCCATCACACCGAGGTCTACAACGGCCAATGCGCCGTCTTCCTTCAATGCAACGCCTTTGCTATCTTCGGTTTCGGTTTTCTTAGTGGTCATGCTCTGTACCTTCTGGTCTGAATGTTACAATCGCTCTTGCGACTGTGGGAGGATAATAAACGGTAGTTCTGGGATAGGCAACTACTTTTTCTTGGCTTTAGGCTCTTTGATTTTGGCCTCTTTGAACTCAAACACGGAGAATGAGCGCGGCAACGTCTCGCCCGCTGCCAGACGTTCCTTGACGAACGACAACAAGGTGGCCGGGTGGATATTGCGATCCAGGGTGGCCATGAAACCGGCTTCCTGAAGGGCTTTCTGGGCCTTCACGGCAAACTCCATCTCACCCTTGCCGAACTCGGAGCCGACTTTGGTCTTGATGATGCCGTCGTACCCGTGTTGCTCCAGCCATTCATAGGCCAAAGGCTTCTGCTCGGCAGGGATCGAGGCGTTGACCTTCGGATTGATGGAAATTACGCGACCATCGACCATTTTGAACTCGGCCATGCCCAGTTCGTCCATGATGTTTGGCATCAAGACGCGAACGATCTTGACCAATTCTTCTTGCTCTTCAGCAAGTTCCTTGGAAAGTGCCGTGATCTTGATCTCCTGGGTCTTTGCCAGGTTCGCGAGCGCCGTCAAGCGTTCGATGGTGTTGTCAGCAACTTCCACTTGAGCATTGGCATCGTCAAAGTAGTCGATTGGCGTTTCATCCAAATGACCTGTTACTTCACCTGTCATAATTTCAACTCCAGCATGAGATATTTTCTGGTTTGCCGGTCCCACTTCAGCATCTTGACGCTGGAGTGTTTACGGAATATTACGCCAGCGCACAGTGCGATGACGGTTGGATCACCGACCGCCAAAAGGTAGTCGTCTTGCGTGAACTCTTCCAAAGAGGACTGGACGATTGACGCGATACGGTCCGTGAAGAGGATGTCCTCAAACTCGCCGACAATCTCTTTCAAGGTGCCAAACTGCGCAGCCTCGGTAAAGTCGAATTTTGGCGTCAATACACCATTAGTGGCGCGGCGAACAATCTGTGGGATGTATACGGTACTCATCTGTTCAATTCCTTTATTGGCTATGGGTCGATTATGCCGCAACCCGAAGGTTACGGCAACCTTTTCGTCAGTCTTTCTTGCGGTCAATGACGACATCGGCCAGGTGAGACTTCATAGCATTCGAGCGAGCGATTTTCTCGTCGATGGTGTCCTCACCAATAAGGTCCCAGTACACAACGTTGTTGACGGTCCCGATACGGTGGCATCGGTCCTCAGACTGCATCCGCAGCTCGTTGTCGTCTGAACAGCTGTAATAGATCGCGGTTTCGGCCTTGGTCAAGGTGATCCCGATACCACCAGCAGCGGCGTGACCGATAAAGCACTTGATACTTCCGGCTTGGAAGTCGTCAATGATCTGGTCACGATCTTGCTTAGCGGTCTTTCCGTAGTACATGGCAGAGCTGACGTTGATCGAGTCGAGAAAAGCCTTGATCTGGATCAACTCCTGCTCGAACATCGCCCAGACGATGAAAGAGGCGTCCGGGTCGCGGTCCAGGAGACCTTCCACGATGGACTTGAACAAGGCCATGCGCGGGTTATCCTCTGGCGGCAATAACTGTGCCTCGCCATAGATGTTGATGAAACCAGAGGTGATCTGCTTGAGCTTGGTACGGGCCGCGATGGCTTCAAACGAAACGTCCTCAGCAATCCCATTGTCGCGCTCAAGCAGATAGCTGTACTCAGCCGCGACCGTATCGTATACCTTGCGCTGATTGGCGGCCAGCTCGAACGTCGCCACCTTGTAAATTTTGTCTGGGAGGTCCAAGCAGTCTGCCTTCCTTACGCGATAAGAGTGCGGTGCGATCAGGTCTGACAGCTTCTCCAGGTTACGGAACATCGGCACGCCGTTATCGTCTTTGGCGACTACCTGCGGAATCCCACGGGTTTTGCCGGCGAGCTTGCGCATGATGGCGATCATCTGTGGGTGGCCTGGGTCGAGAAGGACCGAGAATTCAGCATTGAACGCCCTGTAGGACTTGGTGCCTAGCAGACCTTCTTTGAGGAAGTGGAACTGCATGAACAGGTCCGTCGGCGCCCTGGTGAGAGGCGTGCCGGAAAGGATGCGACGAGCAGTCCCAAGCCGACCTAGTTCAACCACCTTCTTGGAGCGCTTAGCATCAGGGTTCTTGATGCGGGTCGATTCGTCCACGATGACCATGACCCGGTACGCCCTGATAAAGCGCTCCAGAGCCTCGTAGCCGTTGTTGGAGTTGACGGCCTCTACGTTGATAGCGAATACGCGTAAAGGTCGATCCTCGTGGGCGTAGTGGGTCCGATACATACGCTCAACGTCTTCTTTCGCCTTCTTGCTAGTAGGCGTGCCGCGCCATGCAAAACAAAGTGACTTGACCTCCAGGTGAGTCGGAATCTCGCGGCGAACCCAGTTGGTGTGAACCCCGTTCGGAGCGATCACCGCAATGGCATCGATTTTGTCCAGAAGAAAGCAGCGCTCTGCATCCGCCAAAGTTATCCAAGTCTTTCCGGTCCCTTGCTCCATCAGAAAGGCAAAGTTTCGCTTTCCGTCCGAGCGTTCGAGGCCAACAACTTGGTGGTCCATCGGGTTAGTTTTCATTCGTTAATCCCTTCAAATATTCTATGCATTCTGCCTTGCCAACGGCGGCGACGTGGTACATCAACTCCTCGGTGGGATACTTCTCAAGGTCCATCGTCGGGGTGATCAAGAAGTATACCGTGCCGACTCGGAGTAACACGAACGCGTGTCCATTCCAGCCAGTTCGCCAGGAGCAAAGGAAGCCCAACTGCCCCTTCTCAAACTTTCCTTTCAACGGGCAAGTCGATGCCCGTTTTGGCCACTCATGAAGAGCCTTCAATTCAAGCCAGAAGTTGATCCCGCGACGGTTCGTGCCAAGTACATCAGGCATGGACTCGCCGACCATGTTCTCAATGCGTTCGAGGCGCAATTCACCCTGGCAAGAGTTGGCGAACGAGTCGTATGCAAGTTGCTCCTTGAACTTTGCCATTACGCATCCAGCCTTTTGATGTTCTTGACGATGAACATGCCGATGTCGCGCAGTTTCCAGCCGCGAACGAGGAACCAGGAGCCGTTCGGTGCGCCCTCTGCAATCGGCTTGCCCATCGTCGGGAACTTATCAGGGCGGATGCGGAAGCGCATAGGCGAGTCGCCAGAATCATCAACCATCATCAAGTCAACGAATTGCGTCAGACCCTTCTTGGTCTTACCGCCACGTTTCTTGACGCGGATGGCCTCGTTTTCATCTGCCAATACCTTCTTGGTTAACTTGACGATGCACAAGCCGTCGTCGCCGTCCTTGACTTCTGCCATGCCGATGATCGGGTTGCCGGACGTTACCCCTGCCAGCTTTGGATTGGCATAGAAGTGGCCCCAGAGCGTGTGAGCCTCGAACAGATCAGAGAACTTGGTCTGGGCCTTCGACAGCTTTTCTGCGACCTTCTGGAAAGTCTTCTCGGCCTTCTCATCGGCGTGCCGATTATCTCGCGCCTGGATGAACTTGAGCGCCGTAACCGGACCAAAGCCTTTGGCGTTCATAATGCCGCCAACAAGGCGTCCGTTTGCCACCTTCCAGTTGAGGTCGGAGTGCTCAGGATCAATGGCGGTATATTCGACCCCTTCCTTGGCCAACTCACGCAGAATTGCGATTGTTTGATCATCGTCCTTGGCCGTCCGCAAGCAAGCTGCGGCAAACGCCAACTTGTGGTAGCGCTTGAGCCAGCAGGTCCAATAGGTCACGACGGCGTAGGAGACTGAGTGAGACTTGTTGAAGCCCCATGAGCCGAACGTCACCATCTCATTCCAAATCTTTTTCGCCTGGTCTTCAGGCACGCCCTGGGAGGTTGCGCCTGCCACAAAATCGGCGCCCATCACGTTGAAATACTCTTCACCTTTTCGGCCGGACATAGCCTTACGAACGGCGGACGTTTTCACCCAGTCGAACAGGCCAATTTCCTTTACCACGGACATGATCTGCTCTTGGTAAAGGAATACGCCAAACGTGTCCTTGAGATACTTTTCGAGCTGCGGCACGTCATACGTCACCGGCTCATCGCCACGGGCACGGGCGATGTACTTCTGGGCCATGCCGGAAGCCAACGGGCCTGGGCGAGCGAGTGCTGTCAGGTTGTCGATCTTGCTGAAGCTGTCGACGTTGACTGAGCGCGCAACCGAGCGGACCGCGTCACCTTCGAACTGGAAAATCCCACTTACCCGGTCGCTGTTGATGACCTCGAAAACTTCCGGGTCATCGTACTTCAGTGCGTACAACTCCTCTGCCGTCACAACGCCTGAGTCCTCAATAATCCCAAGAGTACGGAGCCCCAAGGCGTCGATTTTAAGCAGGTTCAAATATTCAGAATCCGGCTTGTCGATCTGCGCAACCCCTTCTGCGTTGACCGTGCAGAAGTCGGTGATTGGCTCATTACAAACCAGAATCGCGGCCGCGTGAACACCAGTGTGGCTAGGGTGTATTTCAAGGTCGCCCATGCAGCGGGCCGCGTCTGGGTAGCGCTCACGGAAGGCTGTGCCAGGCGCCGTTCCATCAAACGTATCCTGAAGCCCCTTCCCGTAACGGGCGTCACCAGATGAGTATTCAATCAGCGCGTTCTTTACTGAGAAAGTTTCGTTCTGGGGGATGAGGAACTTTTTGCCGACCTGCGCCATAACCGACGCGGCCTTCAGAGTGTTGATGTTCCCCATCTTGGATACGTGGGTGACGCCGTACTTCTCACGCATATAGTCGAAAACCATATAGCGCTTGGTATCGTTGAAGTCGATGTCGATGTCAGGAAGGTCAGCGCGGCTGATGTCGATGAACCGTTGAAACAGCAGATCAAACGGGATCGGGTCCACCTCGGTGATGTTGAGGACGTAGCAGATCAGAGAGCCAGCCGCAGACCCACGGGCCGGACCTACCAGCATATGACGCTTGGCGTAGGCCACCAGGTCTGCTACTACCAGGAAGTAGCTGTCAAACTCTTTGTGTTGGATTTGCGCAATCTCTTCAACAAAGCGCGCCTCGTATTCGTCTGTCCACTCGGCGATGTGGCCACGCTCCAGACGGCTCTTGACGCCTTCACGAGCGAGCGTTAGCAGATCGCCCTCCACCTTGATCAGCGGCGCCTTGTTGAGCTTCATGCCGGCCAGTTCGGCCTCGATCTTGTAGGCGTTGGACCAGGCCGACTCGAACTCGTCACGCGTCATGACGTGCTGGAGGGTTGAGTACATATCCCAGCACTCTTCAATAGTCCGAACACCAGCCGAGTCGCGGACCTCCCAAGCATAGGCGTAGTCGACGTGCTCAATCGACGGCATATCGTTGTAGCCGGTTAATACCAGCGGCTTGCCCGTCTCCCGATGGCGTTTAACACCCTGGGCAGCAAGTAGGAGCGACGACGGGTTGACGTCGATATAGTCGAATGCCTCGTCAGGCAAGAGGGCCAGGGCGCCACCAGGAAAGCGCAGGACGCCATCGAGCGACGCGAACGCCCTTGGGGTCATCCCGCCGTTCTGTACTGCCGCAGAGGTGGCTTGGTAGAACAAGCGAAGGTCTTTGGCCAGCATCCAGGCGCACGGCTTGAACTCGGTCTTTTCGCCATCCTCGTCATAGGTGAGGATAGTCACCTCCATGCCGAAAAGAGGTTGAATCTCGTTCTTGATTGCTTCCCGCTCGAACTTGACGTGACCCCAGGTGCCGTTGTCGACGATGGCCGCTGTTTTGGCTCCGACGGCCTTCAAGCGCTCCAGCACCTCTGGCATACGTCCGTACACGTTTCGGAAGGTCATGCCGGTCCGCACGCGAAGTTGCGGAAAGTGTTTCAAATCAGTTGAATGCATCGTACACCCCCAGGGCGCCACAAAGTTCGTGAAGTTGTTTAACGTCGTCCATCGCCCTGTGCTTCTGGACGTAGGGGCCGACGTAAATTTCATACAACTGTTCCAACTTCACGCGCCGACCGTGTTGGTGGAAAGTCTGCTCAACGGTGCAGCAGGGGATTTTCGGAAAGTTCAAACCTTCAAAGTCGAGGCCGTACCGGCGACAATCGTTGATGAGCATGTTCTTATCGAACGATAAGTTGTGCGCGATGACGACGTCAGCCTGGCCAAAGAATTTGGCGATTTGATCGTAGTATTCTGGGAACTGCGCCTTGTCTTCCAGATCGGAATCTTTCAGCCCGGTGATCTTGGTGATAATCTCTTCAAGCACCACACCGGGGTTGCAAAGGAATTCGATGGTGTCGAGAATTTCAACCCCATCCGTAATGATACCGGCGAACTCGATGATTCGCGGCTGGAGCCCAATTAAGGACTTTTGGTGGACGGTTAATCCTGTAGTCTCCGTATCGAACGGAGCAAATTTTTTACGGGTTGGGATGAATACGGACATATTATTGCCTTTCTCTGGGATGAACAAAAAGCGCCCATATAGAGCGCTTCCGTTATTGCCGCAGCTTACTGAGGAGTACCGTCCACGTTCAAGCGGACGATGAACTTCAGGTCGACCCCGATCAATTCGCGGGTGTCAAAAATGACGTAGTTGTAACGGCGGGAGTCCTTGATGTGGTCGTTGGTGTGCGACTGGGTGACGACTTCCTGGGCGACCGGGATGCCTTCTGCTTCGAAGTAGGCGCGGTATTGAGCGAGCTGTTCGGCGGTGACGTGCATGCCAAGGTGGCTGACGCTATCCAGACTGGAGCCGTTTTCTGCCATCCAGTTCGGTCCGTCGGTGTAGTCGAGAATCTCCAGCTCCAGAGGCTTGGTGTCATAGCGCTGGGTGCCATCACCGTCGATATACTCGATGCCGGTGCCAGCCTGGTAGTTGAAGTGCAGATTGGCGGTGTTGGCGCCTTCCAGGCCGAACACCTTGCCTTCCGCCACAACGGTGTCGTGGATCCAATCGGTCAAGCCGAGGTCGGAAAGGAGAGTGAATGCCGCTTGGGTGTTGCAGACGACCATGGCAATTTGTTGGATTTGAAAGCGTGGAACGGTCAATTCAGACATTTTGAATCTCCAGCAGGTAGGTTGATTATTTGCCAAACGGGATATCGGTGCCTGACATGTATTTCCAGGAGCCGGTAGCCAGCAGGTGGACGATGTAGTCAGCGATGGCTTGCGGCGGGGTTTCCAGGCCGTGCATCAGCGCCTTCTTTTGGTACTCAGCGGCGTACTCACGAGTCCAGCCACGGGTCGCCACCACGTTGTCCTCGATCTGCTTGGACATTTCGGTGCCGGCCAGCTTGTTCGGCGAGATAGAGAATACGGTGATGCCGTACTTCGGCGTCAGCTCGTGGGCCATCTGGCGCGTGATCATCGCAGCCGCAGCCTTCGATGCGTTGTAGGCCAGCGAACTGGTCATAGGGATGTGAGAGGCGTTCGAGACGATGTTCAGAACGAACCCCTTGGACGCCTTCAACGGCCCCAGCAACTCCTGGGTCATGTGCACCATGCTGAAGGCGTTGACGTTCATCACCTTCGCCAGACTCGCCAGCGTGATGTCCTCGAACCACTCATTACAGTTGATCCCGGCGCAGTTGATCAGGCCGTCCAACTCCTCGACTTGATACTCCAGGTCAGCAGGAGGGTCGGTTACATCCATCCCTTCCTTGATGTCGTACTTCAACACCTGATGTCCAGCAGCGAGGAGGGCTGTGACAATCGCAAGGCCGAGGCCCGCGCCGGAGCCTGTGACAAGAATACGCATGTTCGTAACCTTCTGTATATCAAGAGAATTTTTGGTTGCTCCGGGTATCGTACTCGGAGCGGTCCGTTTGGTCAAGAAGTAGTTAAGCCTTGATGACTTCGATGTTGTGATCTTTGACAAGGAGTTCAACCATCGCAGCATAGATCGCCAGGTCGTGGATGGAATCTTCATGCGTCAGCTCGCTCTGAGTAAAGCGGGTGAGCTTAACGATAACCAGCTCCAACAGGTGCCACAGCTCAAAGTCTTTAGGTGTTTTCAACTTCACGCCGTGAGGGAACAGCGCGGCCATCACGCGCCCGACCACTTCAGCGTTGTTGCCGTATACAGCGTTGCGCTCCTTGAAGGTCCGCGCCATGGCCGCCATCAGGTCGCCAGCGTCCGGCTTGCGCGTCGGTGGCCGCTCCAACTTCGGCTGGGCAGGGCCGTCGGTTAAGGAGGCCATATAGCCTTGGTGTTCGAGAAGCTGGCGAGAGTCGCGAAGGAACCCAGGGCACGCACTACCGCTCTTATCAAGCACCCAGGCCGGCACGCCTTCTTCACGATACATATCCACAACGTCCTGGCGATCATCGAACGCCACAACAACTTCGCGCCCTTCATCTTTCGCTTTGGCGATGATCTCACGCACCTTAGAACGCTTGAACTCGACTGACGTCCGCTTATCTCCGTCCGGTCGCATATGGAGCGGAAAGCGCCCGTCCAGCAGCTTATGAAAGTGACGACCTAGCTTGCTAAGCGTCACTTCAAAATACTTGATAGGGCGAGCCGTCAGGAACACCACCAACAGGTTCTGTTCAGCGGCCTTTTTGAGATAGCTCACGCCAGCCTCAAGCACCAAGTCGACATGTTGGTCTGCATGGTACGCTTCATAACGGGCGTCACCCTCCAGGCTCATGTTGATCAGAGGCAGACGGTGCTCGTCATCAAACAGGCAACCGTCCAGATCAAAAATTGCAATATCCGGCAAACGCTTCATCACATCGACTTCCCGTTGTGGGCCACAGGGTTTGCCTCGGCTTTCGCGGAAGACCAGAAGACTTTGCGCAACTCTTCACGCTCTTTGGAGAGGTCCATCCACTTACGGAAGAAAGGGCATTGGTATTGTACGATGCCTTTCACCTTCTCAACCTTCGCGCCACCCCAACGAGGGAAGGCGCATTGGCCGGTGGCGACGCAGGCGACCTGTAGGAGCGAATCCGCCCAGGGGTGCTGCTCTAACACCAGCTCACGCATGGCGCGGTAGGCGTCTTGGTACTCTCCCTGGGTACGGGCACAAAGCCGGTTCTTGGCCATATCGCTCATGGTACGGAGGTTGAACTTGGCCTTGATCTTGGTTTCCATGTTCGATGGAACGACTGCGCGGGCGTCCTGGAGTTGACCGCCTGCCGCAACGATCTGTTGATAATGGGCGTCGGCGTCGGCCACCGCGTCATGGAACAGGTTCATCAGAACGTCGTTGTCCTTGAACGCTTCTGGCATGACTACGGGTTGACCGCCCATGTCCAGGGCGCGGCTGGTCTCCTGCTGGTACGCGCCGGTACGGGTCCGCACCAGCTGGTGGGTGAAGTTCTTGCTAACACCTTCGATCTCAAAGATGTAGTCGACGAACTCGAAAGGGGACTTGATGGTATCGAGCATATACGCCCAATGGTCCATCAACTCGGCTTCGGTCATGGTGGCCGGGTCCGCGCCGCGCATACGGGTGGACTTGGTGCCAACCAGCAACTCCAAGGCGTTCGGGGTGACGCTGATCAACTTGACTTTCATTTTGTTTCCACCTTAGGCGACGGCACGCTGCCGCAGCCTGGACAAGGACTAAAGAGGTTTTCGTGACGGCACTTTGGGCACCACCAACGGAGCTTCATTACAGCATGCCAGGTTCGAACGGCGGGTCAAGGTCTTCAACCTCGAACGGCCCGGAGTGATTCGACAGGAGGTTCTGCACCTCCTCGACCAAGCCTGGCAGGTCGATGTGGCCGCGACTCGCCAAATCGGTCGCGGCTTGGATACCACCACGCAAGCGCGCCATTTCAATTTCGAGACGGTTGGCGCGGATGATCTGCGCTTCCAGTTGGGTTTCCAGCTGTTCTTTGGTTTTGCGAGACATGGGTGAGTCCTTCTATCGGGAGTTGAAAGGCCCGGTAAGACCGGGCGGTTAGTTAGAGTTCGATGACTTGGACTGGTTTGCCGTAATCGGCCTCGAACTGAGCCTTGACGCTTTCGATGCTTGCGCAGGTGAAGTGGGTGGTGACTTCGGTCCACAGGCCAGTCCTGAAGTGGCGGATTTGGATGGAGTAGGTTTTGTTTTTCATTTCAAGTCACCTTTCTAGTGGACGTTTCGTTTTGATGAGTTGATTATGCAACAACTCATCGAAACCGTCAAGCACTATTTTGAACTATTTGCCAACATCAGTTTGCGGCTGTACTCGGAAGCGTTGATCAGGCGGCTGATCGCGTCGATGTCGTCCACAACGTCATCGAGTAAGATGTTGCGCCAGGTAGCGAAGCGGCCCAGGGAGAAGATGTTGTGGGCATTCGTCAGCTCATGCATGAGGGCTTCCCGGTCGGCTTTCGGCATGTCGACGATCTTACCAAACGGTTGGGTGGACGTGGTTGCCGATGCCAAGTCAAGTTGAGACTCGTGAAGACCGAACGTCTCCCAAACATCACGGTAACTTACCAGGCCGGTGCAACGTCGGCCTTCCGGCAGAAGTTGAAGTGACTCAACAATCAGAGTATCGCCGGTGATGGACGCTCGGAATAGCAGGCGGTCGGCTTGCGGGAAATAGATGGTCTGGTATACATCCGACGGACACTTCAACTTGCAGCGCCATACGTCGATTGGAGCCTTGCTGAAGCTACCGAACGACGTGCCATGTGCGATACCAGCGGCAGTCAGGTTGACCGGCATAGGCGCGGTCGAGATAACGTCAGCCTTGGCGACCTCCAGGAACTCGGAAGTCAGCGGGATTCCCCAGTTGATACGCTTGTGGTGACGGCCAATGAGGCGCTCATAGAAGTCGTCAGGCGCGATATAGCGCACGACCGGCTCCAGGTTGTTGATAGAGCGACCGGTCACACCACCGGACACCTTGTAGGCGTACTCGTTGGAGTCCTTGATGGAGCACGTCGTCTTGAGGCCGTTCGGGCCGCTGATGGCCTTCTGGACTGTTACTTGCTTGAAGGGGATGCCGGTCAACTCAGACACGGCGGTGGTACGGAAGCGCAGAAGCGCCTGGTGGGTTGCCATGGGCCCGCTGGCTGCGTCGATGATAGTGGCGTCTTTGAAGTGGCAGGCGGCAATCAAGCCCGCCAAACCGGCGCCGACAATAACTTGACTCATACATTCTCCGTACAGCAATTAGTTATAGGTTTTGGTAGGATACGCCAAATCGCAGGCAAAAGAAAGCCCCGGTATTAGCGGGGCTTTCAGTCACGGCCTTGTGTTATTGAGCTTCCTGCTCGTCGGCGTCCTGGCCTTGTTCATCTTCCTGATTGTCGCTGCCAGACGCGTCATCGCCGTCAGGTTGATCAGCCGCTGGCTGCGGAACTACGGTGGAGAAGTCCAGATGGCCCATCTCTTCCAGTTTCGAAAGGTAGCTGCGGACCGGGGTGCCGTACAGCAAGCCTTTCACTTCCTCGCCGAAAGCGGCAATTTCAACCGGCACGCCAACTTCGATGTTGTCCTTGATGTACTGGTACACCTTGCCACGAATCGACAGCGGTTGAGGGGAACTCAGGCCATTGCCGGTGAAGGTGAAGTGGGTAGCGCGACCGCGACGTGCGCCACCGGCTTTGGTAGCAGCTTTACGCTCGGCGATGGCAACGCGACGGGCTTCAGCTTGTTCAGCACGGTCTTTCTTGCCTTGCTCAGCGGCCAGGCGGCGGTCTTCAACTGCCTTGGCGCGTTCGGCGTCGCGTTGTTCCTTGATCGCTGCACGAGCAGCCAGTTTTTCGGCGGCTTTGGCTTCCAGTGCAGCAGCGCGGGCTTGAGCGTCGGCGCCTTTGTTTGCTTCTTTTTCAGCGGCCTTGGCAACACGGGCGGCTTCGCGCTCGGCAGCTTTGGCTGCGTTTTTGGCTTCGCGCTCGGTGGCCTTTTCAGCAGCCTTGGTTTCGCGTTCCAGTTGTTTGGCAGCGGCTTTGGTCTCGCGTTCTTGCTGTTTGGCGAGTGCAGCGGCTTCGCGTTCTTTTTGCTTCTCGGACAACTTGGCTTGGCGCTCGGCTTCGCGCTCGGCTTTTTCGTTGTCTTTGATCAATTGCTTTTGTTCTTTGGTCAGGTCAGCAGTATTGACTTCGGGCATGTTATGAAACTCCTGGAGGGGATAAAGGGTCGGGTTATTTCGCCTGTGAAAGAAGTATGCCTTGGCTGATAGTCTAAGGCAAATAATTTCTTTGGACTTTCCGAAAATAATTAGTTTCCGAGAAGTCCAAAGAGCGGAACTTTATTTAACATTAAAACCGTCGAATGGACAAATAGTCTATTGCGCGAGTTATAGCGGTGTACATCAACTTCGCGTAACTAACACCGCGCAATACTTCCTCGATGATGAGAACGCGCAACCACTCGCTGCCCTGGGATTTATGGATGGTCAAAGCATAGCCGAAGTCAAAGCCGCCGACGCCGCGCATGGCCGTTGTCGCCACGTCTTTGTCCAGGTCGAAGGAGAGCGGGTTGAACTTGGCGTAACGCTCCACTCCATCGGTGAGGGACTTGAAGACGATCAGCATCATGCCGTCCGGTTCATCACTGTCGATGTCTTTCTCTGGAATCTCTTCATAACGGATGACGACACCTTGCTCACCGTTCATCATCTTGTAGCCGTGCTGGTTATAGGTGCAGATCACCTTTTCACCGACTTGCGGCAGTTGCCCTTTGAACCCCAGAAGGTTACGAGCGCGCCGGTTATACTCCGTCCGGGTGTTGTTATAGGAGCAGAGGATCACCGAGTCTTCATCAAGGAACGTCCGCAGCTCCTCATCGCCTATACGGCCATCCCTCACAGTGACGTCGTCGTATTCGCGCACGGGCAGTCGCTTACCCTGGCGGACAAACATCGACGCCCGTACAATGTTACCGGCGTTCCGTTCGATCTGGTCCAGCACCACGTCGGCCATCGGCTCCGTGAAGTAAATCGCGGCCTTTACCGGGTCGACTTGACCGGTGTCGCCGAGCGCCAGAACTGGGATGCGGTGCTCAAGCAACTTCCTGACGTCATACTCACCGACCATCGACGATTCATCCATACAAACCAGTCGCGGCCTTTCATCAAGATCACCCTTTGCCACAAAGATCGGTTCGCCGTCTTCATCCTCACCACGGACGTTATAGATGAACTGGTGAAGGGTCTTGGCTTGAGGGCAACCCTTTTGGCGGAGCCTGGACGCGGCCTTGCCAGTCGGCGCGATGAATACGGTCCAGTCCATGCCACAGCAGAGTTCGGTGATGATCTTGGCTATCGTCGTCTTGCCCGTACCGGCAAAGCCTGCCAGGAAGAAAATTTGACGGCGGTGCTTACGCTCCTGCCAGCCCTTGTACCATTCCACGGCCTTATTGACTGCCGCAACTTGCTGATCATTGACCGGAACCTTGAAGCGCTCGGCCAAGTATTCCTGGGTGTATGGATGATTCATTTTCGGGCCTTTTTCGGTAGGGCTTCGATTGAGTTGAGGTCCAGCTTTTCCGTTTGGTCCGTCGACCATCCGTTGTCAGCCTTCTTGAAGCGTTTGCCGTCCATGTCCACCCAGTCATACTGAGTCTCGCGTATCGGACGATTTACGCCGGCACCACCTTTGGCTTTTTTGATGTGGCCGAAGTGGGTGGTCTTGTGGGTCGCGCCGCGAACGTCGATGATTCGCTCAACCGTATTCACCAGCAGCTTCGGATACTCCTGGGTGGCACCAGATAGAGAGCCGTCAGTCTTGCGCCACCATTGGCCCTTTGACTCCATCCAGAAGTTGATGGTCTCACGGAGTCGCGCCGTTCTGCGTTTGCCGTGGACGTCGATGATGATGCCGCTGTAATATTTGGTCTTCATAACCTGCTGTCCTATTAGAAGAAGGTTTGCGCCGTTGATTCGGCAGGCGTACTATAGCGCCAAGATGATTCAGAAAGCAAATCGCTTGCCTTTATCGTCATAGTGGAGCAGAATCGGCTCAGATTCAACAAGTACAGAAGGCCAACCAATGGCGACACGCAAAGAGTTAGAACAGATAGCGCACCTCCACCATGTATGCCTCGAACTTAGCGGCGTCATCAGCGAGTTCCGTGCTATGCCTTGTTCCAGCCTGGAACAGCGAATGTTTGGTACGGTAGACCGCTATCAAAGGCGAATTCGCGAAAACGCACTCACACCAGATCAGCGCGACGAACTGCGCGCCATACACGAGAAGGAATGTCAAGATGAACGAAGCGATCAATAGCTGGGAAGTCAACCAGGGCAAACGCCTGCTGAAGCGTCTCCACAACTCCGGCGTGATGGTCGGGATGGAGTTGGCCTTCCTCCATCAAGCGCTGATGACTGCGGCTGCGGCGGTCGCCGTTGACCAGGCCAAAGGCGAAGGCTTGAGCGCCGAGGATTCGACGGCCCGCGCCATGGCGATGATGTCGTCCATCAAGCACGTGGAGCCCAGCGGTCACATGGGTCTGGACTGCTATCGCATTCTGGTTGAGAACGGTTCGGCACCAGGCCGCGTGAAGGCCGAGCTTGACAAGGTGCTGTTTGTCGCCGGTATCTCGCCGAACTCGCCGAACGAGCTTGGTACGCTGGACTGCGTTCGTGGCAAGAAGTTCCGAGGTGGTGAGTTCAAGATCATCGCGGTTGATGAGGCAGTTGGTATGGCACTGGATGTGGCAAGCGGTGAAGGACTTGACCGACTCGCGGCTGTGACAGGCATCACCCGCAGTTATGCTGTCGAGGTCGACCAAGAGTCGGCTGATCGTTTCCCTCAACACAACATTCCACGGGATAATTACTGATGGAAGTCACCGAGAATAAGCGACTGATGTACAGAACAGCGGCCAAGCGCGCCAAGGCCAAGTTGCGCCCAGGCGACCGTATCAGGGTGACTGCCTGTCCAGGCAACAAGCGCTGGGCGACCTTCGACCACTTTGAAGGTGAATGGGTTATCTCGCGCACCGGCCAAATCTATCATCCGGCAAACATCGACAAGGTGTTTGATGAGCTTGTCAACTTCAAGGAGTCAAACTGATGGACCAAGTATTCATGTACGAACAGACCGGAGTTGAATCCCCTGCGGTCACCACGCCTTACTGGGCAACTCACATCGTCAGACGCAATGTCGATGGGAGGCTCTTCTTTGCCCGTCATCAGTTTGGGCACAAAGCGTATTTCACCGGAGAAGGCCCGACGTTCGAATTTCACCCGGACGGTTATACCGTTCACGACCTCGTTACCCTTTACCAAAAAGGCAAAGCCGCGACGGTCTGCAGCTCTGAGGGTGAGACGATCCTTGTGCATGAAAAATGGTGGATCCATAACGGCTCAAAGGGCGAGTTGATTAAGATCATCATCACGCACTTGACCGATAAGGTCATTACCATCGAGACGTGCGATACTGCGGTTTCCAGAACCTTCCTGCGCGAGCGCGTTACATTCGTTGAGAGGGCTCCTGATTGACCTCCAAGACGCGCCTGGAGCAAGCAGAGGAGTTCCTACGGGAACTCCAAAGCACCATCCCTGATACGGAACGGGTGATGGCAGGCTATGCCGAGGAAGCGACCGTACAAACCGACGCCAGCGGCAAGAAGGTCAATGCCGGTTGGTGGCCGACACCCTGGAAGGCCGGCAAGTACATTAACGAGCGAGCGAACTGCTATGCGTGTATTTCATCCTCCATCAAGACGCGCAACGAAAAGACCGGGCAGATGCGATTCTGGCGAGGTGAGATCAGTTTTGGTCATGGGCTCGCGCTCATGGTGGACGACATCGGCTTTGGTAAGGGGTCTAAAGGAGGACTTGGCCTTGAGCACTTTGAGGCTATTCTACCGCCAACTGCTACGGTTGAAACCTCCCCAGGGAATTATCAGTTGTGGTACTTCTTTGATGCACCCCAGGACTCGCTCCTGCACTTCAAAGCCCTCCTGAATTGTTTCGTTGCCAACGTCCTCAAAAAGGGCGGTGACAATACCATCAAGGATATCTCGCGATACGGGCGTATGCCTATCGGTATCAACAACAAGCGGGAGGCCGATGGCAAGTTCAAGTACCTAGTGGACGGTAAGCCATATCAGGTACAGCTGGTGCAGGCGGACTATTCGCGCCGGTACGCCCCGGAGGATATCGCGGCAGCGTTCGGGTTCACAATTGTCGTGCCGCAAAAACCGATCATCCAGATAGATGAGGATGAGTTCAAGTTTGATGCGGTATGGCTGAAGTTGGCCGACTACATCATGTCCAAAGCCAAGATGGGCGAAGGCTCTAACGGCGAAGTATCGATGAACATGTCAGGCAAGTATCGTGTGCGTTGCCCTTGGGGCGATGAGCACTCGAACGGCGATCCATACGGAGCGTACTTTCGCGGCCCGATCCCCGGCGCTGAACACGAGTTTGTTTTTGGATGTGCTCACGACGGTTGCCGCAAGTTGCACCGACGTACCTGGGCGGTGTTCGTTGATGAGGTGGTCATTCCGACTATCGCTCAGCGACTCGACAACATCAATAGCAAAGCGGCAGGGTTGAAATAATTTCCTAATTACTGAATAAGGCGTTATAGTCTCGCCAGGCATAACGCCCTTCTGATAGCCAGAGGATTCAACATGAAGATTAACATCATTTATGGCTCCAAAGCCGACGTCATCCGCTTGCCTCTCAGCGACCTGATTAAGAAGTTCGATATTGACATCATGTTGATGACGGACGTGCTGGACTCCAGCTTCATTGACGACGTATACGACATTGGCAGCTGGAGCTTGACGCGTGAGGCTTGCGTACTCATCCTGGCCACCGACCCGATGCTCACCATGGTGACCTTAGATGCCCTTTCGCGGCAGTTCCCGGCCATCGCCATGATCGTCGACGCCCAGCAGGCCAACCGTCCTCAGCGGCCCGCGAATATGCCGTTGAAAGAGCCGGTTGACTGCATCACCAAGTCTGACCTGACTGACCTTCGCCAGCGCCAATTCTATCGCTCCGAGTGGCTGCGTAAGTTCGAGCAACAAACCGACGAATTGCTGAAGATGACTCCAGATGAGATAGCTGAGATCAGCAGCATGATCGGTGGTATGGCCGCAAGATCGCCGATGCTCTTTGGACTCCAAAAGGATCACTTCAAAGAGAAGAACACCACCATCACCGACTCGTTCAAGAATATCCCTTTCGTCCGCACCGACAACCAGCCTCCATTCGAGAAAATCCTGCCAGGAGACTTCCGCACTCCAAACAATATGCGCTTGACGGCCAACCAAATTCGCCTGGAGCAGATCAGTCGCGAATATTATGGCACCATCCAACTTGGCCAGCGCCTGGCGACTAATGCCGTCGTAAACCCTCCACGCCCAGGCACCTACGCGGACATGTCTACTGATGAAGTCATCAAGGATTTGACGGAGCTGGTTGAGCTTCTGAAGCCAGACGACAGCGATTTGCCGGAATAGTTCCGATAGTCGAGAATAGACGCCCGACCAACTAGCCTCACGGCCAGCGCCTCAAAGTGTAAGCGCTGAAGAGATTTAATCACCATGACCAAGCAGCAACTTTTCTTGATGATTTACCAGGCTACCAGCTCGCCTGAAGCCCAAGTCGGAATTCACGGTGTCACGGACTTCGACCGCCAACTATCAGTCCACGTAGCGCGCAACTCCAACGGGGAAATATCCTACATCACCATGGAGTTTGTCGGGCCTCGCGCTTGCTTCCTTTCCTCCTTGATCTTTGACGGAAGCGGACACCAGGGCACCGGATTCTCCAACTTCAGCATGCCCAAGGTTAAGTTGAATCCGCGCCAGCGATCCCTTGTGTTGTTGAGTTGCCTTTCGTTCCTGATTGAAAACGGCATATTGAACGCTAACTTTTCGTACTTCGCAGAGCGAATCAACCTTGAGCACCAGGCTGGGCGAGCCGGGTTCATCGAGCATTACCGGCGCATGATGAGGGCCACAGGCGACTACTTGATAGCGCACCCAGAATACTATACAGGCCCGGACAAGCCGACGGACTACGCTCAATCCATCAACTTTTAATCTGGCATAGGAGAGAGTTATGTCAGATCATAAAGAGACGGGTTCAGACCTGCCAGATGACGACAGCGGCAACGAATACTTTGATATAGGCGGCGTTGAGGACACCGATCAGACCGGGCCTGAGATGGCCGCAGCGGCTGATGAGGCCAAGAAAGTTATTGTCAACCTTCAACACCGAGCAACCGAGGCTGACTTGGATCGCGCCGAGGTCTATGCGGAAGGCAGCTTGGTTAAGCGAGCGAGGATGTTAACGCGCCTCGGCCCGTATGCGATCAAGTTTGTTCACTTCAAGAAGGGCAACCCGAACGACCCAATGGACATCGGCACCCGCGCCAAGCCGGACTCTTTGATGAATCGGCACGCGGTTTACGACGCCCTATTCGATAACGGCAGCGGCAAGGTGCCGTATCCCCACTACGACACATTTAAGGGCCGTCTAGTCGACCACGAGGGCGAAGTATTCGGCAAGAACCTTCGCACCAGGGAGCTGGTCCAGGCGTTGGACGCAGCAGGGATGGAGAACCCCAAGGATAAGGAGGTTCAAGACTCCCTGCGATCCTGGGCGTTGGACCACAAACGCGATTCGCTCGCCTGCTACTTCAACCAGACGATACCACAGTGGGATGGAACGTCGCGGCTTGAGTCTAAGCTGATTGAATTGTTCCAGCCTCACGATACGCCGCTGACTCGGTTGGTTGGCAAGTATTTCTGGCTAGCACTTTATATGCGTATCAACTTCCCAGGCACATTCGCTCCTATCTCGCTGTCGTTGATCGGCGCCCAGGACGCGGGCAAGTCTTGGTTTTCGGTGTTGCTATGCCGCCTGCTGACTGGTGACCCTTCGACCGGGCCGGTGCAACTCGACTTGAGCGCCAAGAACTATAACCAGTTCCTGCGCAACATCACCGGCAAGAGTCTGGTGGCGAACGTCGGTGAGATGGCGGGCTTCAAGAAGGGCGACATGCTCCGTATCAAGGAGTTTGTTTCCAAAGGCGAGGATGACCTGGACTTCAAGTTCGAGGACAGCCAGATCAAGCAGCGCCAATGGATCATCATCATGGACGGTAACGAATACTCAGGGCTCCAGCGAGACGATACCGGCAACCGACGCTTCTATCCTTTATTTGCCTTCCAGTCGGCCGACGTCAACGGACAACCCAACTGGGAGAAGGGCCGGAAGATTGACTACACCAACTTCAAGGAAGACCTATGGCAGATCATGGCTGAGTGTCGCGCCTGGCATGCCGCCAACGGAGATAAGGGCTGGCTGGAGCTGGTCAACCAAGCCAACCGCGAGGTGTCTGAATTCTCTGCCGGCGAACGCGATCACGCCCGTGGTATCGTCAGCGATGATAACATTGAGATCAACCTGAAGGTGGTGTTGTTGACTTGCGACTGGAGACGCGTCGGCGCCCACGGCAAGTGGCCTGGGTTCTTTGTGGCATCGACTCAGGTCAACGAGCGATTCCTGAAGCTGACTCGCCGGGAGCCGTACAGCAAGGGGTTGACGCCTCACATGTCGTCCATGGGATTCGAGGGTAAGCAGTTAGGCTTGCGTGGTTACTTCATCAAGGATGAGCACGTCAAAGGCGTAGCGGATGGTTTCGAGACGGATGAAGCCGCGCTGCTGAGGATGATCTGGCGTCACGGGTCCGAGGATACCGGACTCAACGACCGTGAGGTTGACGCTGAGATCGCGGCCATTAAGCAGGCCCACTCAGGTGATGGAGGGTTCTAGTCGGTGATGTAAACGAAAGGCCGCCCAAGGGTGGCCTTTTCATCGACCGGAATAAAGTTTGCCTTTCTGAAGTTCGTGGAGGATAATTCTATCAGTCTGAACAGAATGTGGAGAAAGGCGATGTTTGATTTCATTATACGTCCAACACTCGGTCTTGCAGAGGCGACACTTACGTCGGATGGAGTGCAATACGTCATCGGGATTGGTACGTCTGATTGCGCAGAGTCTTGCGGTTATTGGGCTCAGGTCCGCACCTTCGACACTCAGCAGTTGTGGCCTGGCGTGATGCCGAAACGTCAGCTTTGCTTGGTCCGCTCTGACGTTTACAAGATGTCAGAAGGGTTCGTGGTAACTGACACCTGGACGGCCTGGTAATGGACCTCAAGGCGACGCCAGATAAGGTCGACAAGATGGCGGCCATGATTGCTGCCGGGTACTCATGTCGCAAGATCGCGCTCCACTTCGATATCCACCCGACCAACGTCCAGCGTGCGCTCAAGCGTCGCGGCGTAGAGTTCCCGCGCCATCGCAAGCGTGAGATCAACGCTGACGTACTCGCCCAGGTGCGTGAACTCCGTGACGCCGGGACTGCTTGGTGGAGGGTCGAGGAGATAATGGGCTACAGCGTGAACCAATTAAGAATCCGTTTACAGGAGAGTGAGCTATGAGCGACGAAAAGCGAATTCACGTCGAAGGCCACGACGTAACCATCACCATTGGCGGTGTTGAGGTCCAGGGCTGGGCCGATCCATTCTGGGCCGGTGATGGCCGCGATTGCCCTCCTGATGGCTTCTCGGTTGGCTTGTCGCATACCATCGAGTTGACGATGGTCGATGATGAAGCGGCCCGCGAATTCTTCAAGTTGACGCCTGAAGAGGAGGCTGAGCAAGTCAAGTTCCGCAACCATATCGACGACGTGCTGAGTGGAGAGTTCCGGCCCGTTACGGACTACGTGAAGATCAGCACCAACCTGCAGGCGGTGTCCGGTTGTAAGCCTACGCCGATAACGCGCACTCGTCTGTGTACGCATTGTAATGAGCCTTCGGTGGATCAGAGCGGGAACCGGAAGCGCGGCAAGCTGTGCCGCAAACACGCCGCCCAGAGTCGAGCGCGGTCCGAGGCGAGTAAGGCTCAGCCCAATTGCCGCTGCGGCTCTAAGGCTGCTTACGGCCAGCCTACGTGCAGGCGTTGCGCTGAGGTGGACCAGGCCCACGCCGAGACGGAACGGGCAGAGCGCCTGGTGGACAAGGCCATCGCTCGAATCCGTGAGATTGCCAGTGGACTTGAATACTGCAACTCACCTTCTGCTTATTGTGATGAACTGATCGAGATAGCCGAGACGTTGGAGGTGTTGAAATGAGATTCAATACTGGTGACCCCGCCATCGTCGTTGGCGGCGCCGAACATCGTCCTGAGGACATCGGCAAGAGCGTCCAGGTGGTCGGCTGGTTCCAACCTGGAGAGGTTATCCGCTGGCCCAACTACGAATCGGACACGAACGATACGGGTGAGGCTTGCTGGGCGGTGATCTTGTACGATGAGGAGTCTGATGCGCCCGCCATCGCGATGAAGCGAGACGCCTGGTTGGTTCCGCTGTTCGGCGGTAAGGAGTTTGACGCCAATAAGCAACGGGAGTTGGTTCGATGATCGAGACTTACCAACTGCAGCCGCTTACGCCGCGCTGCTGGAAGATCGACAAAGACGGCACCGAACACTGGCAATGCGAGCACTTCCTCTTGATCCACCCGGACCCGTCTGAGGCGCGCAGAATTTGCCTGGCCATGATACGCCGAGGCCAACTCCGCAATTGGCTCGTAACTGGCAGCAGAAGGGTAGGATTCACTTTCAGCATTGAAATGCACGAACCTCTTGACTGGATCAGCAAATCGTTTAAGATACCTGACTAACCCAACCGCAAAAGGAAATACGCTATGGCTGTTAACCCACGCTGTGCCAAGTGCCACTGGCAACACACTCCAGGCCAATCCATCGACTATTGCATCATGTGCATGCGAGAACGTCCTCATGAGCACGGTTTCGTCGGGATGACCGAACATGAAGCGAAACTCGCTCGCAGTCCGGCCTTGGTCGAAGTCACCCAGGATCAATACAATGCCTATCTCGACACCATCAAGCACCTCGACCTCTTCAGCGAAGGCCACGACGTTGGGCGCACCCACGGCATCGGCGCAATCTATCTCGGCGCCAGGCTGGTGGCTCAGTGGCGCTGGTTGTTTGACGATGACCGCAAGCGCGTTTGGACTTACGAGATTCTCAGCACCGAAGTTCCTCACGTGCCCGTGTTCGTTGAAGACCGTTACTTTGTCGTTGACCTCAGCGCCTTGAACGAAGCCCAGCAGGCCGGGTTGCGGACATTCAGCCAGACTTGCGCCGTCGAATCGAAGGCCGGTCTGTTCCTGGGCGTCAACAACCCGGTGTACGCCGAAGCCAAAGCGCTCCTCGAAGCCTCCATCAACCGCAACAAAGCAAAAGGCCAGTAAGCATGACCAAGACAGCCAACAACCTTAAAGACGCAATCCTTTCCGTTGACGCAATCGCTCTGGACTTGGAGACGGTTCCCCGCGAGCCGGATTCAATGGTTGATCGCGTCATCAAGAACCTTCGCAAGCTATCAGTTGAAGCGCGAAGGTTCACGCGTGAATCGTTCCAGTCGGAAGCGAATATCAAAGGGTATTTTGCCATCGTCACCGACGCAGCGGTCATGCTGGATATCGTCAAAACGGATACGCCCGATGGCACGGTGAAGTCGGCATCCACAGACCTGAAAGCTGTGGCCGAGTACATGCTTGGTTGCATCAACGAGAAGATGAAGCCTCGCCCGGTGACAGCGTCCATCCAGGTGCCGCCACGTCTCCATGGTGAGCCTGCTGATGCGCTCGATAAACCGGCGCGGCGATACTCGGCAGAAGACCAAGCGCGCATCGACGCCGGTCTGAAACCTTTCGCACCACCTCAACCGACCGCTGAAGAAAAGATGCAGCCCACCGCTGACGCAATCGTCGACCTGTTGCACCAGCCAGCCACCGTCAAGAAAGACGCCTCCAAAGGTGAATCCATCGTCCAGGCCTGCGCGCAGATTCGTGGTGAGATCGCCAATAACCTTTCTGGTCAACACGCGGAATCGGCCCAGGCCATCCTCGGCCTGTTGCGTAACATTGAAGACCAGGCGTTCGCCAAGGACACGCCGGACTTGGCGCTCCACGTCAACATCAGCGGCAACCCGCTGGACGACGAGCAGGTGGAGTTGATCAGCCGTATCAAGACGGCGCGGCGCGAGCTGATATCGCTCGCCAACAGCACCAAAAACTATCTACTGGCCAAGCAGAAGCGACTCAGGGCCACTTGCGACGCCAACCCATGCCATGACGTCGACCACGAGTTGACCGAGGCTCAGGCGGCTGCGTATAAGGCTTATACGGAGTTCTGCGATGCAGACGGCTACGGTTGGCTTGATCGTGGCGTAAGCGATGTCCAGGTGGGCGTCATGAGCATTATCCGCGCCGTTTCCGGCCCTACGGAGTAACCCATGGTCATCATCTTTAATTGCAGCAAGTGTCGCAATGAAGTCATCGAGGGCGACGATGAGATTGGTCTGGATAAGTTTTTGAGTACAGGCCCGATACGTGCCCGTGTATCGCGCAGCGACTACATCTGCAAGAGTTGCACCCGTAAAGCCCAGGCGAAAGCGGATTGGGTGGCGGTCGCCCGTACCGACTATAAGGGCTGGCTTGGCGCGTTCGGCCGCTGGTACTGCGGAATCAATGCCGCTGTTTTGTTCGAGCATGCTTGGGCCCAAGACTGGCAAAAGAAGCGCGATGAAAGGACGGTTGCAACAGCAGGTGGTGACTTCCGTTGCTCGTTCGGTGATGACGGCGTGAAGGTGCTTTCAGGCCCGGCGCGAGAAGGCATCAACATTAACACCCCGCCTGTGTCGTGGAAGCGCCCAGCTGTTCCACCGAAGGCAGCACCCAAAACCAGACAGCAATCAATCGAGGATCGTTTCATGGATCGCATCACAGAACAGCAAGCAAAACGTGAACACGTGTTCGAGTCGGACCCGGTCAAATTCAACGAGTTGGTGTCCGTCGTTCGGGCATCAGGCGGCAAGGTCGTTGTGGTGGATGGCGAAGTCATCAGCCTTCCCTTTTCAGACAGCACGGCCTTCCTGCGCGACTTCTATAAAGGCAACAAGAAAGTCACCATTGACGATCTGTCGACGGAGTTCATCACCAAGCAAGGCAAACGCCGTTTGGATTCGATTTACCTGGATCAGATCAACGGCGTGTGGGAGTGGCACACCGCGTTCGTTGATCGCGACATGGCGACTGAAGAGACGGCGCGGCCGTCCAATAGCTATACTGACGAACTGGCCTCCAGCAAACTTAACATTCAAGACCTATGTCGAGTAATGGAGATTGGTTTCGATAAGGCCGGTCCTGACAAGGACATCAGCGTTGTGATCGAATACAAACAAGCGGGCGACTTGGCGACGGCCGGGTTGAAGATGGAGATTGTAAGTTGTCACCAGATCACCACGGGTGATACCGAGTATAACGTATCGAGTATTGCCGATACAAGTGAGCTGGGACGGCAGATAGCGGACATGGAGCTGGCCCATCGTGATCGCTCCCCAAAAGGCTCGCCTGATGCTGAGGTTGAGACCATCGATCTCGGGTTTGGGTCGGAGTTCGATCTGCTCATGATGGCCGCTAATCGCTGTCTGAATGAGATTGCGATTGACGTCCCAGGCTTGACGCTTGCTCGATTCCTGGAGCACCCAGGCTATTACAACAAGTGGTACGCAGCGGTGAAGGCCGACCGTCGCCGCGAATGGGAGATTAGCAACGCTCCGCACCAAGAGGTATAGTTGTATGCCCGGACGAACTGCACGCTTGGAAGGCCGCGTAACGATCATGAAGTTGATGCGCACATGTCTGTGCCACAAGATTGGTCGGGTGTTCATACGCGGGCATTTGTTTGACTTCCGTGATGCCAAGTTCGGAGACTTCACCGGGCCTGTCAAGGTTAATGGTGAGTTGATTAGTCGTCGTGATGCCGCGATACTAATCAACTCATTCAAGCTTGAGAAGGGTATCGTGATGTATCCAGAACATGGACAGAGCGAGGATGGTTGGTGGACTTGGAATAGGCTTCCATAGGGGTTGATATGGTCGATTATGTAATGGGGAAAGTTACACTCAAGAAGATGCGTGATATATGCCGTGATTATGGATTCAAGCGATTCCGTTTTCAAGGGTTTATATTTGACCTCCGCAACAACTTGCAGGACCGTGAATTTCAGGTTTTCGTTACTGACGAGAAGCTGAAGGGTAGCGGACGCCAATGGGAAAACATCACACGATGGCCTGACGACATTCGCCGTTGGTTGGCCGGAGTCGTGCCATTTCATGTTGCGTGCAAAGTTGAGACGCATTGGGACATTCCGCGTATTGTGTTAGTTTATAAAGAAACGGCGCGAATGAGGGAGGAACGGCTGAATAAAAGGAGAGTCAATCCGACGCCTTTGAAAGTGAAGAAAGACTACTTACGCTAGATTATTGGTTGTTTGACTGTGGCCGCGTGTTGCTTGCGCGGCTTCTTTTTGTCTGCGATTCGAGCCGCTGTGTTTGATGGGTGTACGGAGTGTACGCTGTTTGGTCGAAAGTCAATGTGTAAATAGGAATTCGTCTTGATAAGACATATTTTAACTTCCCGGGAGCAAAACTGGCTTTGCAGGCGACTAGTTAGGCGACTAGCCGCTGAGGTGCGTAGATGTGGCCGCGTGCTGAAATTATATGCAAAGGTTACTAACTCGTCGGCAGAATCGATGAGTACTCCAGAGATATAGGGTATACCTATATCGTTTCAAGACGATATACAGCCTGTCTTATGTATATCTAATTTCTATAATATTCCCGATATATAGGTAAGTTATAGGTATTAGATTTTCAAGACTTGCGGCCCGCCACACTCTTACATTAATCGACAACTTCCCTCGGCGGCGATCCCACCTTGACCTCAAACAAAACCTTGACCACGACTTGCGGCAAGCCCACGCCGTCACACAGTTTGCGACAAATAACGCCATCGTCGCAGCCTCCGTCCATCACACTCGACACCGACATTGAGCACCACCAACCAGCGGCCCACAATCAACGCCAGCGACCACCACCCATTAACACAACCTAACCCACCTACAACATCCATACAGCCACAATCGCATCAATCACCAGGCAACCCCACGCCCTACAATCATCGTCCAATAGACGCCACAGGGCTCAACGAGGTATACTCAACCCACGATCACCACGCGGCTCTCACCACCAACCGAGGCCGTCCGAACTTCACCAGACGGGCAAAGCAAATGAGCAACGATGACCTGCACGACAGCAGAATAGCAACTCCGTCCGACTTCGCGTCGGAGACTTTCGCGTCTCACAACAAACAGATATTCGATGAGATCATTGAACTGCGCGTTCGAGGCATCAGTCAGTTTGTTGCATATCGGATGGTGTTGGGCGACGAATACAACGACAACATGGCTCAGGCTCGCATTTACTCGATTGAAATGAACCCTTACTACAAGCGGGAGTTCAACCGAGTATTGGAAGCCACGCCCGTCCATGAGATGTGGAACCCAAAAGTGGCCGTCCATGAGTTGCTATCGTTAGTGCGTGATCGGTTCGCGAAGGAATCCGCCCGCATGTCGGCCATCAAGGAACTCAACGTTATTGCCAACATCACTATCGTTGACGAAAGCGGGAAGACCAAAGCCGGTCGCAACTTGGCGGACTTCTATGCAGCCGAGGGTGGGAAAACGGAGGTTTCGGTGGATCAGGCCGATTTGCCGGGTCAGGAGCCAACGATAGTCCATTGATAACATCCGCTAACATGCCTCCTGGTGGTGATCGCCGGTCGGTCTAGGCAAGGGTAGCGGGTCGATGGTGCTGAGGCTTGGAGTGGTGTTGTAGCGATTCGAGATAGACAGTCAGAAACGACAAAGGCGCGACACCTTCACAGGGTCGCGCCTTTGTTTTGGGAGGTTAGATTTGGCGGGCCTTTTGCTTCAACTGAGCCAACTTCAAATCGACCTCGTTTGATAGCCTGTCCAGGGCTCGCCGCGTTTCGTCTATTTGGTTCGACAAGATGGTGACTTCAAACATATCGTTACGGTTTGCCGCGACGACCATGCGACTGAGGTTATTGCCTTGGAGCACAAATGTCGAGGCTGCTTTGTCGATGTCCACCTCACTCTCCCTTCTGGAACTGCGTCCAGAGCCACTGGACTTTTGGGTTAATGTAGCGTGTCAGGTCAGAGTTGATGGCGAACAGACCTGGCTTGAGGTTCATCAGGTTGACGGCGCGACGCTCGAACTCGAACTGGAGCGATCCAGGCTTGGAACCCCACAACATCAGCAGGATTGGCTCTTTGGCCTTACTCTTGGCCTTACTCATACCCACCACCCAAGTGCCCGAACGGTGAGGCTGATCAGAGTGGCAGAGACCACGGTGGAGCCGACGACGAGGCCGATGAAGATCAGGCCGTCGATGAACTCGCGCTCTTGCATGGACTGCTCCAAGTCGACCTGGGAGCAGTATTCATCCACCGATTGACCGGTGGCGTCTTCTTGGTGCTCGATAATCAAACGGTTCATGGTCCTGCTCCTTAGATCGAGTTGGTTACACGGATTTGATAGCGTTGACCAGGGCCATGTATTTGACCTTGGCATCAGAGCAGGCCACCACAATGGCCTCGTTCTCGTCGGAGTGGTAAGCATCCATCACAAGGGCGGTCTGCTTGGCGGTCGCCTCGTCTTTCATGAAGGCCGATACCGCGATGGAGAGTTTGGAAGTTGCCATTTCAATCACCTTTCTGGGTTATTTCGTTTCGATAGGGTGATTGTACGTCGGTCACCCAAAGTAGTCAACACCTTTGAGTGACCGTTCGTCGCCTCAGATTATCGTTTCAGAGAGCGAGGCTCATGGAGTTCGGCGCGGCTGCGTTCAATAGCGGCGCTGTAACGCTCATCAGTGCTGCGCTCGATGCAGCCATCAAAGTGCTCATGCAGGTCGATCAACTCCAGCGCTGCGTGCTTGAGGCAGGTGGCGTGCGCCTCTTCATCGGGCATATCAGCGAGTGTGAAGCTCAACTTGGCGCGTACAGAAGAAACACCTTGCCAAGTCACCTCATAGGTGGTATCGGCATTTGGTTCGAAGTTGTTCCCCATCATTACGCCGGTGTCAGCGTTCTCCAGAGTCATCTTCTTTGCACCACAGGATTTGACGATTGCACGGGTGAAGCACCAGGTGCCTTTGCGGTCATAGTAGGCGAAGTGGATAACTGCTTGGCCTTTGTTGAATGCTTTCATCTCAATCACCTTTCTGGGTTATTTCGTTTCGATAGGGTGATTGTACATCGGTCGCTCAAAGTCGTCAACAACTTTGAGCGACCGTTCGTCGGCTTACTCAGCCACGTCAGCGATTGTGGCAAACAAGTACTTCTCGCCGTTGAACTCAAATACTGCGGTGCCGTGCTCCTTGACCAGCATGCGGAAGCGGATGTGCTTGGAGTCAGGCAGGCCCAAGGCAGCGAACGCAGCCCGGACGCTTTTGTACTCAGCGGTTGAGCTGTTGCAGGTCACCATCACACCGTGGCGGGTCATGCGCTTCTGGGCGACCAAAGGGTCATTCCATGAGGCTGCGATGGCAGCGCTGAGGGTGAGGCCGGACTTGGCGCCGGTCTTGACGGTGGCGGTCGCCTTGGCTTGCTTCAGCAACTCCAGCTCTTTGCGGGCATCTTCCTCGGTGATCTCATCTTCAGCCAGCGCGGCGTTGATGTCGGTGAGCATGGCGCCTGGATTGACCTCGCGGCTAGCACGAGTCTTCATGACCGGAGCGTCCACCAGCTTGCCGTCTTCCACATCGCCACCTTGCTCTGCGATGATGTCCATGCTATCCAGCACAGCCAGGACACGGCGCTCGGCGGTCTTGCGGTCGGCGAACTTGGCAACTGGCTTATCGACGTTGTGAGCGTTGTAGAACACAACCAGGTCTTTCATCGCTACGGTGGTGATGGTTTCGCGGGTTACGATGGCGGTAGTCATTTGAGCGCTTCCTATTCTGAGGACTTTCTGGGCTGGGAAGTTTCTTCCCTCTTGAGACCAAGTATACGCGATCTGTTCTGGACGTCAACACCTATTTCACAGAATCTTTTCCAAGGTGGACGAACGGTCAATCAGCAAGTCTCAAAGTCATTGTAGCCATCACGGGTGGCCGATGGGCTGTGGCCGTACAGATAGACGATGACGCGGGCGCCCTTGTCCTTGCCGGACTCAAAGACGACTGACCAAACACCCTTGCCAAATGGGTCAGGCACGACGACAGCGCCGGATACGTCATACAGAGACTCGCCCTTCAGGCAGGCCAGGGCGCCAGCAGCGGTATCGGGATAGGTGGTGACTTTCTTGGTGATGGGCTTGGTCATGATCGGCTCCAGGTTGGGCCCGAAGGCCCGTTTTTGATTAGGCGTTGAGGTAGCGGATGGACCAACCGCGTTTGCCGAGGAATTCGATCACCGAGTCATTAACGATGGCGAGGAAGTCGGTCACCGAGTCATTAACGATGGCGATTTGCATACCGATCAGATCGTCATCAGAGAAGTGATCCTCGGCGTAGGTCATCGCGGCTTCGACGAAGGTTTCAAAGGCTTTGACGTAGGTCTCGCCTTTGCCTTCAATCATTTTTCCTTTTTTCTTAGCCACTAACTTAATCATTTTATCACCTTTCTGGGCTGTTTCGTTTCGATAGGGTGATTATGAACCAATAATGGAAACCCGTCAACACTTATTTCAAAGTATTGACGGGTTTGTCGATTAGGCGTTGAGGTAGCGGATGGACCAACCGCGCTCGCCGAGGAAGTCGGTCACCGAGTCCTTGATGATGGCGATTTGAAGACCGATCAAATCGTCGTCCGAGAAATGATCCTCGGCGTAGGTCAGCGCGACTTCGCGGAAGTTTTCGAGGGCTTTGACGTAGTTCTCACCTTTGCCTTCGATCATTTTGCCTTTTTTCTTAGCTACTAACTTAATCATCTTAATCACCTTTCTGGGTTGTTTTGTTTCGATAGAGTGATTATGAAGCAAACGCGCGAACCCGTCAACACTTATTTCAAAGTATTGACGGGTTTGGAGTTATTTGAAGGACGCGATGAACACGGCCTTGGCAGCCGCGAAAACCTCAACAGCTTCTTTGCGGATGGCGGTGGCATTGCGCTTCTGCTCCTGGGTCAGTTCGTCATAGCCGCACGAACTCAGGAAGGCGTTTTTGGCGTCACGAGCGAACGCGATTTGGGCCGCTTCAAACTCCACGTCGATGACTTCAAACTCGGAGCAGGTGCCACGGGATTGGTGATCTGCGCACACAAACTCGGCTTCAGCCAGAGTCATCGGTTGGACTGGGTAGGTGGTCCAGCAGCCGGTCGGCGACTCTTTACGGTATTTGCGCCCGTCGTAGGTCATCTCAACCTGGAACTTGGTGCGGGAGGTTACGGTTTTCATCTTTATCACCTTTCTGGGTTTAGTTTCGATGAGCCGATTATGTAGTACGAATGAAAACACGTCAACACCTTTCTCAAAGTTTTGACGTGTTTGGTGTTGCAGCCGACGAACGGTCAGTCCGATTCTTTAATCCTGACCTTCAAAACCCTTAGCGAGCGCCCATAGACAATATCGAAGTCGACCATGACGGCGTAGTACAGATGGCGCTTACGGTAATAGGTGATTGCCCATCCTCGCCAGTCATTCATTTTGGCACTCCTAGCATGTCGCGAAAGTCTTTGGCGATGGCCTCGGCCTGGCGACGTTTGATTTCAAGTTTGATCTGTCGACGGCTTCCAAAGATGAAGTCGTCCCAGTCGGCGGTATTATGCGCGAAGGCCGAACGATAAACAAGACTATAATCGAACTTCCAACCGCGCCATTCGTCTGGAAAGCGATCAGGCCACGGTCGCTTACTCTTCAGCTTTTGCCGTTTCATCGTCACCTCCAGGTTTATTGATTGGTCGAGTCGTCGACTTATCGCCAGGATGCGCCCAGACATAGCGCTTGCTCGGTTGGTTATCGGACAGCAAGCGAGCGTGGTTTTCACGGTGCTCGGCCATCGCCGCTTCATACGCAGCGCGCTGTTTGTCGGACATCAGCGAACGTTTCGGCTCGATCACAAACCTTTCGTCGGACATACCAAGCGAGCGCTCATGCAACTCCTGATGTTTCACGGCGACCTCGCCAATGAACTTTTCCAACTCAGGATCACCAAGCCCGTGCATAGTTCGCGGCTCATCACCAGCCTTGCCGAACACAAGCGCACCGCCAAGCGCCTCTTCCAGCTCGATGACTGCGCACCGGCAATTGTACTGGGCCAGGGTGTTTGGTCCCCAACGATCTGCTTTGGCGCGCTTACGGTTGGCCTGCTTGACGAGGATGAAGCAAGGTGCTTTGAACTTGAGCGGGTCATCCTTGCCTTGATAGATATCCAGAGCCCGGTTGATGGCCTTACGCTCGCGCTTAGAGCCATGAGCGAACTTGTAGTCTGGACCAGGGTAATAGCCATCGTCGCTGCCGGTTTGGAGCGACAAACGATAGGCCGCGAACGCGGTTTTCCAAAGGGTCTTCATGGCTTCACCTTCATGAGTTTCTGGCAGCGTTTGCAGTCGACCTGGAGGAACTGACTATCAGTCGTCTTGCCCATGAAGCCGCAGAGGGTGCCGCGACGGCCAAGGTCGTGGAACTTCTTCAGCAGCCAGGCCTGGTGCGGGAGATAGCGCGTCTCGGTGGCTGCGCTGTATGCGTGGAGCTTGAGCTTGGCCATCGTGTCCTCCTGGGTCGGCGCCTCCAAGGAGACGCCGGTATGGTGTTAGGCTGGTTGGTTGATCAGGCTGGCGACCCGCTTGAACAGCTGCTCAAGGGTAGTCGAGGAGCAACCGAGCATCAAAGGCTTATCGTTGCCGCCGACAAGCTTGATGGAGTAGTACAAACCAGCAGTACCACTGATGACTTCGGCCTGGACGGCATCAGACCCGTAGGCATGGACAACGGCATCAGCGACGCGCTGGGCGGTGAAGAGTGCGACTTGTTCGGTTTTCATAACATCACCTTTCTGGGTTTGTGAGGTGATTATGCACCATCCATTCCAAGTCGGCAACAATTATTTACTGTCTGACGAGAAGTCGCGGCCAGTCCAACTCCTTGCCCTTTGCGTCAAACAAAGTACGCGACGAATCGGAGTTCAACAAGATGCCAGAGCCGTCCTTGAATATCAGGCGTCCATCACGCGCCCTGTACTTGAACTCGGATCGCTTGGTCAACTTTGCCCAAGACATTCTGGCGAACTTAGCCGCAAAAGGCTGGCCGGTGCGCAAGATGAGGTTGGTTACGTCATCGTTATTACGGTCACCATCCTCAACGAACGTATGGATGGTGTAATACTCGTGAGAGTTTAGATTGAAGTGGATACGGTCGCCCGCGTCAGTCTTGATCTCACAGCTGCGCCAGATACTCGACTCGGCGGGGTTGAGGTGGCCTACGCGCCCCATGCGCATCACGCCGTGATCGTTGACGGATATCCAGTCGCCAATGCCAACGTCCTTACCCTTGATTTTGATCGCTTCGCTCATGGCGAGACCTCCTCGCGTGATGAGTAAGGAAGATCGGAGCCAACACCTCGATGGTGGTGACCTGATCGTAAGATCGGATATTTGGCTCTCCAGGCGGGCCTGGCTCAAGAAGATCAAAGCCAACGCGCACCTGGAGACGGGCACCCAACTTGAGCGCCCTTTCCTTCCCGACATAGTTAACGATGGCCACGCAGCGTTCACCGCCGACCAAGACGATGAAGCCGTCACCCGGCTCCAAGTCTTTAGCGTACAAGTCAGGGATGTCCGTCATTTAAGCCACCGATCCAGGATGGCCCGGACCGTGCAGCCGACCAAGCAGACCACGCCTACGATGAGGGTGATGGCCATCGCCTGGACGAGCGTGTCACGGTCCGGGCGCGATTGACCGACCATGATGCCGATCACATAGGCGACGTTAATGATAACGACGATCAACGAAATAATCCAGCTGCTCATTCGATGTTTCCTCGAAAGTCGGTTAAGCCCAAAGGTCTTCTAGGCCTGGGAACGGTTTGGTGTTCTTTTTGCCGCAACTAGGACAGTAAGGAAAGAATACCTCCCAGCGCGCCTCAATCGGCAGAGGGTCCGACTGTCTGATGTAGCAGCTTCCGAACTCAGAAGGATACGACATCGACAGGCAAGCCTTTCCAAGCGTATGATCGCAAGGCGCGACCGGACCCCAACCATCAGGCAGCTCGACGACACTCAGGATTTTGTCACGCGCCTCGAACGTCCGCATGATGGAGGCGCGGGTGCCGTTCTTGAGGTCGGCCTCATCCAGCACCAGGACGATTGGCGCGGCCCGATCCCAGTCCACCAGCCGGTGCATGGAACCGACCGTACAGATGAACTGAAGGCCGTGGCGCAAAGACAACGATTGGATGACGTATTTCATGCGCCCTCCACGGTCATCTTGACCTTGACGTACTCAATTTCACAGTCCTGGACGGCGAAGGTGCGACCGGTCTGTAGGTTGGTGATCCAGATGGCGTCGTTGAGCGCCTCGGCCACGTCCTTGTGTACAGATGGCAGGACGGCAGCGTCTACCAGCGCCCGGTAGGCCGAGACGCAGGTCAACATGCAGATGGCCGCTGCGTGGCGCCCGTGGTCGGCTTGCCACAGAAAGGTTTCGCCGCGCTTGGCGTCTTTGAGCCGAGGCTTTGCGAAGCGTTTAGGCTTCTTGACCTCGAACTCAATTGTTGATGGCGATTTGAACGTGGCTAACTCAGCCATGGGACACCTCCAGAGTGCCGACATCGAAGGTGTTGATGTCGTGCTGGGGATAGAGGGAGCGCTGGTGCGCCAAGGTGTTCTTCAGCGCATTCTGGTCATAAACGGTGTCGGCGTTGTACGCGCACAGACGACGTTTGAGGCACTCCTCATCGGAGCGGATGAAACAGAAGCCGACGCCGGGGACGTGGGCCAGATAGCGGACGCCGTTGAAGTCGGGCGAGGTCGCGGCAATGCCGGTGAACTTTGCCATGTCATTCTACCTTTCTGGTTGGTTGGTCAAACGAGTCCGTGAAGATAATCAAACATCTTCATAAGGTTCACATCCTCATCGCCTCTGGATTCAAGGTCGAGGGTTTCGCTTTTTCCGTAGCACTGTACGGCAGCCAGACCGAGCGAGCTGAAGAAGCCAGCAGCAACCGGACGCACAGAGACCACAGATTTGTCTTCAAGCATGATCGCTTGCCCGATGGACTTTGCCATTGTAGCGTGCACCAGATACTCAGGAAAGAGGATTGGAACTTCACGCACAAACGAGCGCCCATGGTCCAACTCAAGTACGATGTATTTCACAGGCTTTCCTTTCTAGGTTGGATTTGCTTCTGGAGCGCTTGAACAGCCTCCATCCGGGTCGGGCGTTCGGCGGTAGTCGCGCATTGATGGCTGCGCGCCACATACCGCTTTTCACCCTTGACTTTTGACACGCTTATAACGAGTAACATTGCATCACCTTCTTTGCTTGTTGAGCTATTATTAACCTATCCAAAGTGGAAGGCAACTATTATTTCACCTTTCTGCGAGCAAAGAAAAGCCCCACATCAGCGGGGCTTTTCGTCGTCACCAGGTTTTGGTTTAGGCCATCAGAGCCTTACCCGTTCGGCAGCTACCGAGTACGGCAGCCACCTCCACGGGTTCGAAGTGACCGCCGACGGCCAACATGGTGCTGGACAAGCGTTTGCTCAGAAGGGTCGACGCCACCACAGCTTCCTGGGTGCGCAATCGGGGTGCTTCCGCCACAATCGCCAACTGGTTAGCGACATCACCCAGCGAGGAGCTATAGCCGTAGCCTTGCTCCCACTTCTCACCCAGCGGCTGTACATCAGCAGCGAAAACGCTACCAACGCACAGCGCCAGGACGGCACCCAACAAAAGGCTCACTCGCCACTGTCGCATTTAACACCTCCATCTTTGCTTAGTTGATTGGACCTCAAGAGAGACCTGATATTATGGTAAGTAATTCAATAGGGCAACAACTATTTATTTGAACCGCCGTCGGGTACAATGTGGGCATAGCCAACTGTATAAATAGGTGTCTTATCTACCAGCTCAACCCCGTCCTACGCGACTTCTGGATGACCCCAAGTCGGTACAAGGCTTTGTACGGCGGGCGTGCATCCTCCAAGTCGCACGATGCCGCAGGGATCGCCGTTTACCTGGCCGCGAACTACACCTTGAAGTTCATGTGCGCACGTCAGTTCCAAAACCGTATATCCGAGTCTGTATATACGCTGATCAAAGACAAGATCGAAAACAGCGAGTTCCGTGGCGAGTTTGTTCTAACTAATAACTCGATCAAGCATAAGATCACCGGGTCTGAATTCCTTTTCTACGGGATCGCCCGCAACTTGGCTGAGATCAAATCGACTGAAGGCGTCGACATCCTCTGGCTGGAGGAGGCCAACTATCTCACCAAGGATCAGTGGGACATTATTGAGCCGACCATCCGAAAAGAACACAGCCAGATTTGGTTGATTTGGAACCCGGATGAATGGGCCGACTTCATCTATCAAAACTTCGTCGTCAAGACGCCAGCCGACTGCATCGCCAAAGAGATCAACTGGGAGCAGAACCCGTACCTTTCGGAGACGATGCTCAAGGTTATTCGCGAGGCGTACCGAAAAGACCCAGAAGGCGCCGAACACGTATATGGCGGCGTACCGAAAATGGGCGCCGACAAATCCGTCATCAACTACATGTTCGTCAAAGCCGCGTTGGATGCGCACAAACGTCTCGGTTGGGAGCCTGCCGGCACACGTCGCATCGGCTATGACGTCGCGGACGCCGGTGGCGATAAGAACGCCACCACTTTCATGATCGGGAATGTGATTATGGGAGTCGAGGAGTGGCAGGGCCTGGAAGATAAGCTGCCTGAGTCCGCTAGCCTTGTCTGGAACCAGGCAAGGGAGCTAAACGCCAGCGTAACATTCGATAGCATAGGAGTAGGCGCGTTCGTGGGCGGTCACTTCGCTAACCTCAACGAAGCCAGCCTGGCTGTGGAGGGTGGCTCCAAGTGGCAGCTGTCCTATGACCCGTTTAACGCTGGCGCTGGCGTAGTGAATAAAGATGAAGTCTTTATGAAGCTGCCTCACATCGACATCACCAACGGAGACTACTTTGAGAACGCCAAGGCCCAGGCCTGGGTCGACGTAGCCACCCGTTTCCGTAAGACATATGAGATGGTGGTGAAGGGCATTGAATACCCTCTGGACGAACTGATCTCAATCAACACCGACACCATTCCAAAAGATAAGCTGGAACAGATGATGATGGAGCTATCCCAACCGCGCAAAGAGCGAAGCCGGACAGGCCGATTCAAAATCGAAGCCAAGGAAGACATGCTGTTGAAGCGCGGGATCAAGTCGCCGAACATCGCCGACTCCGTGATCATGGCGGCCATCATCCCAGAGCGCGCCCCGGCCGGATTTTTCGACTGGTAATGAAAAGGCCCGTGCGTCACCACGGGCCTTTGTTCACTTCTGCTTACACCGTCTCGGCGAGTTCGCCCGCTGGCGGCTCTTCTTCAAAAAGCACCTCTTTGGCGCTCACGGTGATTTCATCGTAGAACACGCCGCTGTAGACTTCACCGTTTTTGAGGGTGATTTCCTGGTCGACGAAAGCGTCGGAAGGGGAAGTGATGCTGACTTTCACTACCTTGCCGCCGACTGGGTGGGCTTCGATACGGACGGAACTGGTCATGCGCGTTACTCCTGGGTTGGTGGGGTTACGGGATCGGTGGAAGGGTCGATTGGCTCAGGCGCGTTGCCTGGGGCCGCGCCGAACGTGGCCAGATGCTCGGCCTGCATGGCAGCGTTCAACTCGTCCTGGCGGAAGATGTACGCTGCGTTCACATCTTTGATGTCTGCCGACCAGTTCACCGAAGTGATGTCGAGGCCGAGTTCACCGAGGGTCTTGTCCCACAGCGCACGGCTTTCGTGCTCCAGATCAAACTTGAGTTTGTTCGCCTGGTCAATCGCGGCACGCACAGCCTGATCGAGAATTTCACTCAGCGATTGGAGGCGCTGGTTGACTTCGACGAACTGCGCTGCAACGGCCGGGTCCAACTTGATAGCGGAATCGAACTTGGATGCGTCAATGGACATGCTTTATTCCTTCAGGTTATTGAATGATGTGCTTGATGCCAAATACGGCACCAAACAAAACAAGTACAACATAGGTGTAGACCACGATACCGAACAAGATGCTGTTACGGCGGTGGAGTCGGTCATTCTCCTCCAGGATGGGCGAGCGCCCTTTTGCGCTCGCCTCAGGTGTATCAAAGAAGTTCTTGGACATATTATGACTCCACACTCCGTTGAATTTCAACCATTCGACCGGCATTCACACCTGCCTTACGAGCAGCTTGGTCATCGTACTCTTTCACCTCTTTGACGTTGGCCTTTTTGTACTTAATCGGGCCAAAGTGCTCATCGACGTTCTTAGACTTGACGACCACCAGAGAAGTTCCGGTTACAGTCGAAGTCAATTTGTCGCGCTCAACGGTCATGGCGCTGAGACGGTGGCCAATCTCCATGAATGCACCAAGCTTGAACTGTCCGCCGATACGAACCGAGTAAGCAGTAAGACCCTGGGCGCGCATGTACTCTTTGCAGAGCCGGTTGACGGCCTCCTCCAAGGTGTTGTACATCTGGATGGCAAGTTGCACGTCAGACTTGTAGCCTTTGAACTCGATGCGTTTGCCACATTGCTTGGCATCGGACGCCTTCTTTTTGAAGGTAACAACGCCACCGCCAAATACGGCCTGGCAATCGTTGAACTTGCCGACGGCAGCAGCAAAGATCGAAAGGTATTGAGGGATCGCAGCAAAGTAGCGTGTTGCATGTTCGTGAGCGAATTCCTCTTCAAAGCCATCGCCGATGTCCATGGCATCCAGTTGGTACTGGTCCATCAACTTGCGAGCGCGGTTTGCGGCAATGGCAGCCTCGTGCGGGCTGGAGGCGTCTTCCGCCATACGCAGAAGTTTTGCGATGCGGTCTTTGATCTTGTCGAGGTTGATTTTGTCGTTCATGTCGGTCGCCTTTCTGGGTGTTTCCGTTTCAGATGGCCCATTCTAATTCCATCTGAAACGGAAAGCAACAACTTTACACAGGAACTGCGGTGATTTTAATCGCGTTCACCGCGCTGTTGGACGCACCGGTGTAAACGGCCTCGTAAACGGCGCCAGCGGCCACAGTAGTCGGGTTGCCTGAAGACAGGGTTGCCGAGCTGCCGTTGGACGGGATGCTGATGGTGCCGATGAGGGTCCGGGCGCCGAACGTCAGCGCGTAAATCTCGATGGTGAGGATGGCCGCGATTGCCGCGCCAAGCAGGTTGGCCGTGAACGTCACGCCGTCCAGCATCGGAACGTCCGACGAAAGGAACCGACGATCACCTGTAGTAGTCATCGTCAACACAGCAGTTGGGATGACTACTCGCTCCCATACTTTCGGCGATGGCGCGGAATCGTCAAAGGTGATGGCAGCGGGCTGGCCTCCGTAGGTGCTGTAGTCGCCAGCGATGTTGATTCGAATGGCGCGCTGTGACGTGGTGCCAGCCCGGTTAATTGCCGTGGCGGTGGCCAGCGACAAGGTGGCGTTGATCGACCCGCCGATGACCAGGGTGCCACCCTTCAGTCCGTTGGCGAACTTGGAGGAGATACGCCCAACAGTTTTCGGGATGCTAAAGTCGATATAGCCAGACCCGCCACTCAGACCATTGCAAGTGACATACTCTTTGGCAGCGACCGCAGCAGCGTTGACATAGGAATCGTTTGCCACCAACTGATTGATGTTATCCAGGTACAGTTGGACGGACTGACGACTCACCGCAGCCTGTAGCGCGGCTGAAGGGACGACGCCCGTGAGCCTGGTGTTGTTGCCGCTCGCCACCGGGGTGTAAGATGAGAATGCCTGCGCGGTCAAGTCGCCGACGGCCACGTAAACGGTGCCGGACACTTGTTGAAGGAACTGCGCGTAAGTGATCCCAAGGTCGAGATAGTTGGAGCCTGCCCCGACAAAGGTGGTGTTGGCGCCGAGTCGATATCGCGGGTTGTCACGGAAGTAACCTGGGAACACCTCCCATGGGTTGACGGTCATCGCAGTAGCCTGGGCGTCGGCCTCTGCGATACGCCCTTCAGAGCTGATCGGCTTGGGGTTGGTGATGCGCGAGATTGAACGGATACGTGCCATGTCGGCAGTGCCGGTCGGGTGGACGAGGTTGACCAGGAACGGCAATTGCGATGATGCGATCAAAGAGGTTTGCGACGGCCCAAACACCTGTTGCCAAGAGTCATTAAACTTGACTTTTGGGTATTGGTTCTGGATTTGCAAATAAGCAGCCCGCGCAGCTTGGTTCCACTTCTCAACCAGCGCGGCGTCGGTCGCCAGATCATTGCCGAAGGTCGGATAGGCAGTGTACGACGGGAAGCCCTGGCCAGGTGGCGTGAACGGGCGAGCCGTCATCGGGTTTGGGCATTCCATGATGATCGAGTCGTGCGGATAGGCCGCTACAATCCGATTGATCACCGTCTGGAGGTACGGCACGAGATAAGCAGTGATGGCCGTTTGCGAAAGGTTCCCGGTCGCGGCGTACAGAATCATGTCGTTGATGCCGTAACAGATTCGCCAGATCGCACGGTCTCCTTTACCGGCCCGCCAAGCCAGCGCTGTGGCCAGGGAGATAGCGCCGGTAGGCTTGTGGCCATAGGTATCCCAGGTGCTGATGGCGCCAACGCCTGTGGGCGGGATGGTCGGTACGGTGCCGATAGGGTCTTCCACGAAACCACGGAGCGTATAGCCGGAGCCGCCGAAGTTGATGAAGCCGGCAATCTTGTCCCAAACTTCGCCAGGGAGACGGAGCGCCTGGATCATCTGGCTGCCGCCCTGGTTCTGGTTGAACTGTTCGGTGGTCGAGTCGCCGCAAGCGATGATGTACATGCCATCAGGCGAGAAGTCACCAAGGCCGCCGACCAAGCTGGCTTTGGGCGGATAAGTCGCGTCTGCGGTTTTCTTGGTGACTCCAGGAGGGTCCATATAGCTCATGATCTAACTTCCTCAAGTTACTGTAATGATTGGCTGGTTAATCACCGCGCCGTTCGCGTCACGCGTCACGGCGGATTGGGTGACCGTCTTCATCGGGTCAGACGCGTAAGTTGCGCGCCAAGCATCAACAACGCCTGGAAAGTCACTTACTTTATCGATGATGAGGGTTCCATTGACGCCATCCGGCCATTGAATATCGGCGGTGACGATTGCAGAGTTGGCGTCACGCGTTACGTTCACAAGAATGAACGCCTGGGTGATCGCCCAAGTGATTAAAGCATATTCCCAGCTATCCACGATAACACCTCCTCCACCGTTTCCGCTGCCATTAGAAGTCGCTGACGAACTGACAGCGCCTGTCTCAGACAGAATGTATACAAAACGCCCTAAGTGGATCACCGGGCACCTCCCAATTTTAGTTGTGTAGCTCCTTCATTGTACTCCATTGATGGCTGGCGCGCACCATTTAATGTTGGTGCGCGCCAGCGGCCGGACTGGTACTCAACCGAAAAACTTATCTGCGCAGATAGGTCCGATGCCGTTACGGATTGAGATAGGGTCGGTAAGTTCGCGCCCGCAACACGAACACTCGCCGGTGGCCCTGCCGTAGGCAACTGCCGCCACGTCAGCAGTAGAACACGCCTTGACAATGTCCGTTTCCAGCTCCTCAGAGGTCGACCGGGACCGATAGAACAAGCCGTCTGTAATCTTGCCCAAATACTCGGCTTCTCCAACGCTTTTGACGTAAAGCGAGCCAGCGTTATTGCCGTGGGCGGATGCGCGATACACGATGATACCGACGGCGCCGGCCATCAGCCTGATCTTTGGATTCTTCAGTCCTTTATCGGACGCCTTCTTGATCGCCTTGACGATGCAGCTCACATCCACCGGGCCAATCTCGGCTGCGTGCTGGGCGCGCTCGTCTTTCGCCCGGACCTTGGCAGCGACCGACTCAATGCACTTGAGGGCTGCGCGCATCTGGCCCTCGCTGAGCTTGCCGTGTTTGGACACCCACTCGCGGAGCGAGACTGCAAATTGAAAGTCACGGTTATCACCGTTCCACCACGCGGCAATCTCAGGGTTGGCCGCCTCGAACGTCTCCAGGTTTCCGACGGCCTTCTTGGCTTTGCTGTTTGCCGACGCCTTGCGGGATTTGGCGCGGTCCTCAGCCGATGATTTGAAATACAGAAAGCCGTGACCCTTGCACTTCAGGCAAACGGTGCCGTGCTCGGTGACGCGGTGGTAGCGCCCGGACCCGGCGCAACGAGGGCACTTCTCTTTGAAGTCGCCTTTGAACTGGATGCTTTTGCCATCTGAGGCCGCTTCAATAGTTTCTGGAAGGCCGTTGGCGATGGGTTGCGAATCGAAGTCGTCGCCGAGGTCATCGAAGCCGCTGAATGCTGGAGAGTTCATGCCAAATCCTCTGCTGTAGGGATGTGAATGGTTTGAGCCGTCAGTATACTGAGACTCAAACCATCAGGCAAGAATTATTTACAGGAGAATGTCGCATATTGCTTCGATGGATAACTGGTCACGCTCGGCGGTGTCGCCCGCTTCAAAATGCTCGTTCATCGATTGGATGAATCCAAGGTGTTGGGAGCATATTTTGTTTTGGGTGTTTGCGATCATATTGCCAAGATTGGTCTCCATGCCCAACCCTTCTTTCTCACGCTTGCGGTGCTCCTGGAGTTTCATCCAGTGGTACAAACGGATTGGGCGAAGGGTAGCGCGGATAACATCGACGTTGAACTCTTTCATATTCACCTCAGAATGGATACTCATCATCGGGTTGAGACGGCGGGCCAAGGTCAATCGGCGTGCCGTCCTTGTAGTGGTCGAGGTCGAGAAACTTGCACTTGCCTCCACCAAGCCTGTGAGGGAAGGCGTAGCAATCAGTAGAATGGCAGGTGACCTGCTTTCGCTTACGCTTTGCCGTCCTCACAAACCGTCGCAGCTTCACGGCTTACGCTTGGCCCCGTTGCCAGATGCATAGTCAGGGTTCCACCGGCCCATGATATAGTCCGGGCGGCGCTGAGCCTGTGGACAAACTGCGACGATTCGCCAGCCGTCGTCCATAGACATTTGGAGTTGGTCGGTGCAGCAGTCCTCAAGCAGCATCGTCTCGTTGTACGTCGCAAGCATGTTGCCTGGCGTGTGGACCTCGCAATGCTCGTTGTAGATGTGGCCTGGGATGTTCTGTGGGTCGGGAATTTCGACATTTTCCAGCTTGGCGACGACAGCAGCCAGACGCGCCAAGAGCCCTTCGTGGCTATCGGTCGCGATAGGTGCCGCAGACTTGACCGTGATCGAATCATCAACTTCGAGAATTTTCAGGAGTTGATCACCGACGCATGCAAAGGTCGGGTTGTCGAAGTGACGGTTGCGTTCGTATTCGTTCGCGTCTTCTTTAGGCTCACGATCAGGATTGATAGTGATTCCGGCGCTTTCCAGCAAAGTCTTACGAGTCGTCAAAGCATTGCGCCAAACTGCCAACTTGGCGGCATCGTCCTTCTGGTTAATCCAAGAATACTGGCGGGCGGGCGGCCCTTCTGGGGCTGGAGCTGGTACAGGAACCGGCGTGCCAAATGGGTCTGGGTCGGCCTCTGCTACGGCCTCTTCAACTTTCGCTACAGGAGTGTAATTAGGATTCTCAGCGTGCCACGCTGCCTCGATGGCCATACTCTTCAACCGCTCGTTAATGCTGTCGTTAGGCAACGACTTCATGGTGACAAGATAAATTTTCATGCTTATTCTCGCTTTCTGGTGTAAGGTTCTTTAACTATAGGCCAAGTCAAAGCTGACGTAAAGTTATTTTCTGCAATCCCAGACGATGCTGCTGGTAGGATTGGTGTAGATGTACACGCCAGTTTGCTTCCGGCCACCCTTCGCCATCACCACACCTGGGACAGGGCGTCCCTCTCTGAAGTTGTTATCTCTCAACTCAGAAAGCGGGCCGCTATAAGCCAGCGCGTTGTTGTCGGTGCTGATGGCAAAAAACGAGTCGCCGAAGTCGATGACCTGTACGAAACCGGTGTGAATGGCAGGTCCGGGGTCTTCACCGTGTATATGTCGGTAGATTTTCTCCGAGCACTCCAGAACCTTGGCGTCCGTATAGACGTTGAGCCCGTTGACGCCAGCGGCGATTGCAGAGAGGGGTGCTACGCCAAGCCAGATGGCCAGACCGAAGGTGGATTTAAGTTTCATGGCAATTCCTCAGCGAGCCCGACGGACTTCTGCGCAATGGAGTTTATCTGCTGGATAGTAATGCGACTGGTTTTTGAGTTCCCATTCGCACTGGCTCTCCGTTGAGTACACTTCTGACGTGACCTGCTTGATTTCGCAATTGTATTCGCTACCGAAACAGGTCAACAGGGCCAGGACATATCCCGCTACAACGTCTTGCATTTTTTGACGCTCCTATGTAATGGGTTGATCGTATCGGCATTTTGATAGGAAGGCAAGCGGTTTATTCACAAACATTACTTAGTTGAACTAACAAATAACCAAACAATTAACCTTATTGCCCTATAGTCCATATAAACACTATAATACGCGACATCAATGTCAACTAACGTGACTAACTAATATGAGCAAAATAGTCTGGCTTCTCAACTCTCTTTCGGCGGCGATTGACCGCGTCAACCCAAGTAAGAAAGTTGAGACTAATAAGGACGATGAGCTGCCGCCACACGCGCCGTCCTATGACCCGCTAGACCCTGTTGCGCGCTCCAAACCTGGTCGTGGCTGGGACGGAAAAGACAAGCCGCCACGCTTTGACATGGAACTTCCAACGGCAGACATCTTCCCTATTTACATGCCAAAGCCAGTAGGGATTATGGACAGCGCCGTCGGGGATAGCGTTGTGATGGACAATGCGGAATCCGGCGACAGCCTCAAGGGCGCGAACGGCCGCAACAACTATCAAGTGCCGCAACAGCTCCAAGAATGGTATTCCAGTCAAGGCTTCATCGGGTATCAGGCCTGCGCGATCATCGCCCAGCACTGGCTCGTGGACAAGGCTTGCTCAATGTCCGGTGAAGACGCCATCCGCAATGGATGGGAGTTGAAGACGGACGGCAAAGACCTTGACGATGCTCAACTGAGCCAACTGCGTGAAATGGACACCAACTTCAGGATCAAATCGAACCTGGAAGAGTTCAACCGTTTCAAAAACGTGTTTGGCATCCGCGTGGCCATCTTCCAGGTGGAAAGTGAAGACCCGGATTATTACGAGAAGCCATTCAACGTTGATGGCGTCGTCCCAGGCTCTTATCAAGGCATCTCCCAGATTGACCCGTACTGGATGACGCCGATGATGACGGCTGAGTCGACTTCCAACCCTGCCGGCATCCACTTCTATGATCCTGAGTACTGGGTAATCAGCGGCAAGAAGTATCACCGATCACATCTGATCATCGCTCGCGGCCCGCAGCCAGCCGACATCCTGAAGCCGACGTACATTTTCGGCGGGATTCCGCTCACCCAGCGAATTTATGAGCGTGTGTATGCCGCAGAACGGACCGCCAACGAGGCTCCGTTGCTGGCGCTCAATAAACGAACGACTGCAATTCACGTCGACGTGGCGAAGGCCATGACCAACGAGTCGTCGTTTGTCGAAAAACTTTTGTTCTGGGTCAAGTACCGCGACAACCACGCGGTGAAAGTGCTTGGTAAAGATGAGACGATGGAGCAGTTTGACACTAACTTGTCAGACTTCGACTCGGTGATTATGAACCAGTATCAACTGGTTTCGTCCATCGCCAAGACTCCGGCGACCAAGCTGCTTGGCACCAGCCCGAAAGGCTTCAACGCCACAGGCGAGTTTGAGATGGTATCGTATCACGAGGAACTTGAATCCATTCAAGAGCACGTGTATGACCCGCTTCTTGATCGTCACTACCTGATCGCTCTGAAGTCGCTTGAGATGGACGTGAAAATCTCCATCGTCTGGAACCCGGTCGATTCGATCACAACCAAAGAGCGCGCCGACCTCAACGACAAGAAGGCCGACACAGACCAAAAATACATCACCATGGGCGCGGTGTCGCCGGAAGAGGTGCGCCAACGCCTGCGCGACGACAAACATGCAGGGTACAACCGACTCAGCAACGAAACGGCCAACGATGAGCCAGGCATGTCGCCAGAAAACATCGCAGCGTTCGAAAAGGCAGGATCGGAAGCCCAGCAGGCGGGCCTCAACGGGATTCCGCCACAGGCTAACACACCAGCGCTGGGCGGGGCCGCTCCTGGGCCGTCGATGGCTAAGCCTGCCGCGCCAATCGCCCCTAAAGGCGTTCCTGTGGCGCCGAAACCTCCGACCGATACCGCGCCGAAACCAAACCCGCAGCGACAGCAGGCAGAAGTGCTGATGCAGCAGTTGGTGAGCGTTCTTGATCGCCTACAAGATGAGGCGCTGCAAGAAGGCAAAGACCTCGCGAACGATTCGACGCCAGGCATCAAGCGCACCGTTAAACCAAGCGTGACAGGAGTCAACGCCAATGTGGTAGGTGCTGGCAGTATTGTCCCGACAAAGGACGTTGCTGACCTGCCACGCATCAAGGTGTCTGGTTTGATCGCCTGCATCGAGAACCCACGCGGCTCCGTTCGTCAAGGCAAGAACGGCGACTGGAAAATCAAAATGCCTCACCACTACGGCTTCATCAAAGGAACCAAAGGCGCGGACGGCGATGAGGTCGATTGCTTCATCGGTGAAAACCTGAAGTCCAACCGGGTATTCGTCATAAACCAAGTCGATCAGAACGGCGTATTTGACGAGCACAAGTGCATGCTCGGCTTCAACTCGGCCTCGCAAGCCAAGCAAGCCTATTTGAACTCCTACAAACCAGGATGGGATGGTCTCGGCTCCATGGTGACGATGCCTATCACCTCGTTCAAGTCGTGGGTGGAAACCGGCGACACAACCAAACCGCTGGGCGAGCTGTAATGGCGTTTGTCGCTTCCAAGGTTAGGGCGCGGCGGGCACCAGAGCCCGTCGGAAGAGGCTTGCCTATTGTCCCTTCCTACGCTCTGGAGCTTTGGTACAAGAAAAAGTTATCGGCGATGACCAAGGCCATGATTGCCGAGTACAAAGAGCAGATCGCAAAAGAGGTGAAGTCTGAGGAGGGCAAACGGTTTTACGCGACGGACGCCATATTCTCTGACTCGTTCAACTTTGTCCTTAAAAGCCTTCAGCAAAGGTGGTCGCGCATCTTTGAGGGGTTTGCTGCAACCCTCGCGCCTGAGTTCGTTGAAAAAGTAGACGGCCAGGCAACTTCGGCCACACTCCACAGTCTAAGTATAGCAGGCTTGAAGGCGCCTGTAGCCACTTACAACCGTGATGTGGCGAATACGCTTAAAGCCTCGGTGGACTTCAACCATACGCTCATAACTGGGCTTGGGGAAGAGGTTCACGATAAGATTTACAAGTCTGTGATGCTTTCCCTGACATCGCCGGACCCAGAACAGCAAGGTCAATCTGGTATTCAGGCCGCGTTGAAGGCTGCTGGCGAAAAGTCAAAAGAGCGCATTGACTTAATCACCAGAGACCAGACAAGCAAGTTATACAACGCCCTTAGTGACGCAAGGATGGAGGAGAACGGAGTTGATGAGTTCGAGTGGCTTCACTCCTCTGCTGGAAAGACCCCGCGTCACAGTCACGTAGAAAAGGACGGGATGGTATTCAAGGTGAATGATCCGCGACTTTGGGAAGGCCCGAAAGCAGACCAAGGACCGCCTGGATGGGCCATCAACTGTCGCTGCCGTCGCGTTCCAATCATTCGTTGAGGATTTATCATGCCACTCTCAAGCGGAACTAGCAATGCAGCAAGGGAAGAGAACGTAAAAACGGAGCTGGAAGCAGGCAAGCCGCCGAAACAAGCTGTGGCGATTGCTTATGCGAAACAAAGAGAAAACAAAGCAAGTGATGCAGTCCAGCCAGCAGAACTTCTGAAAGGGCTGATCAACACCCTAACACTCATTGAAAAAGCACTCAGAGGTGAATAGTATGGCCGCTGCAACCAGAGTCGCCCGTAAATCGCATTGCAATCCAATCGCGCAATTTATGAAAGAGTATGACCGACCGGGCTTTTTCAGCTTCAAGTTTGCCGCGATTGATATTGTGATAATCGTTGGAACTTTGATCGTAATTGCCGCTTAACACGTCAATTGGGTGTCTCAACTTACCGGGAGCGAAACTGGCTTTCTTCCGGTAAGTTGAGGGAGCCCAGGCGGGCCGCTGGTTTGGGTGCTAACTTCCCGGCATACCGGCAGAAAAATCGATTTTCAACGTATATAAGGGATATATAGCATATCCACTTAGTGAACCTAGACCTTATAATATATCCAATAACAATTATTTATCCGATATATAGGTAAGTTATAGGTATAAAAAGACTCAACCCATCGGCTGACTTGGCTATAACACTAGTCGACAACTTCCCTCGGCGGCGAACCCACCAAGAAACTTGCCAACTGCCGGTAAGTTCGCAAATATCGTCAGACTTAGACACCATCTGAATGAACATATTCGCGGCAAGTAACCCGTTGAAATAATATTACTTAGCTTAGTTGCCCGCCGTGTAACAGTCGCATATAATACCGATCAACTTCAGTTTATGCGACGAACATTCGATGCCAACCGCACGCAAGATAGACAGGAACGGCTTTCTACTCGTTAAGGGTTGCCCGTTGTCGTCTTTTGGCATCTTTGATTATTCAGCAGGACAACTAGGATTGCCTGGCGATCCTATGCGAATCGTCAAAGTGTTCCGTCCAGAATCGGCGGTAAGCGATCCAGAGGCCATCGCCTCGTTCAAAGACGTTCCGCTGATCAACGATCATGTGATGTTGTCAGGCTTCCAAGGCGACCAAGAGAACACTGCACCAGAGGACTACGGCACTAGTGGCCACCTCACCAGCAACGTGTACTATGAAGCCCCGTGGATGCGTGGCGACATCAAGGTGTTTTCTCGTTCGATGCAGCGCGCTCTGGCAAAAGGCAAGAAAGACCTTTCGCTTGGGTATGACTGCGACTTCGAGGAAAAGCCTGGCGTTTGGAACGGGCAGGCCTATGAGGTTGTTCAGACCAATTTGCGCGGCAACCATATTGCGCTAGTGCATGAGGGCCGGGTGCCGGGGGCAAGAGTATTGGATGGTATGTGCTTTGACCATCTCAGTTTCGACATCATCCCATCCGATAAGGAGAACACCATGCCAAAGCCAGTAAAGGCAATGGATAAGGCAGCGCGTGATAGCGCAATTGCCGAACTTCAAACGCTCGTTCCTGCGCTCTCCAACGCGTTGCAAAACTTTCTCGCCGAGGAAGGCACCGAGCCAGAACATCAAGACCCAGCGGTCGCCGATCCTGCCACGCCTGAGCCGGTCGCAGCCGCTCCGGCAGCTGACCCAGCCACCGAACCGGAAGCCAACGACGTCAGCGACCCGAACGATGACGTGGCCAGCCAGATCGAAGGCGCAGCCCCGGCAGCAACCGATCCAGCCGCTGCCGACCCAGCAATGGCCGACCCAGCCCAAGCTGAAGGCGACGGCTTGCAGGCTCTGATTGCGGAAGCAAAAAACGTTCTGGAAAAACTCGCGGCGATGGCCGCACCAGCAGTGGCAGAACCAAATGAGCCAACCGCCGATAACGTCGAAGGACTCCAAGAGCAAAGTTCCGTCGAAGGGGCTCAAGTCTCCACCGACGCCGCCGACCCTGGCGCGCCGAGCGATCCGACGCAAGACACTTCGGCGCTCCCAAATACTGGCAAGGCGCAAGATGCTGCGATTCGCGGTTTCTATGCTGATCTTGCTGCTAAGGATCGCATCTACCAGCGCCTCAGTGCAGTTGTTGGGGCCTTTGATCACAAAGCTATGGATTCACGTCAAGTTGTTGCTTATGGCGTGAAAAAGTTGGGCATCAAATGCGCCGACGGCATGGAACATCACGCTGTTGAAGCATACCTGAACGGCGCCGAAAAAGCCCGCGCAGCAACCCGTACCGCTATCGCCACCCGCGCTGCTGACTCCGCACCAGCTTCGACGGTTGAGATGGATCAATATCTCGAAGGGAGTGTATAAGCCATGAGCTTTCAACGTACCGTAAACCGCAACTTCACCACTGGCTTTCCCGGTGAGATCGTCCGCGACGGTCCAAACCGCACCAAGGCCGTCCGTATCGCTGCTTTGACCCCATCGGTCGCTGCCCGCTACGTCGGCAACCTGATCGGTCGTGTATACGGCTACTTGGGCGAAGTGCCTGCGACTGGCACCACCCTGGCTGCGCTGGCTCCTACCGTTGTTATCGGTGGCCCGGTATATGCTGGCGTCCTGATCCATCCGAAACACTACGTCCTCCAGGGCAACGCTGTCGATGGTACTCTGGGCGCGTCCCTGGCCATCCAGAGCGGTTCCGAAGGCGAAGTTTCGGACATGTCGATCATCGTGGCCGAAGTCTTCAACCCGACCACCGCGACTGCCGCCATTGACCCATCGTTCGTTCTCGGCTACGTCCCGAACAACGTGAACCCTGCCACCGAGACTATCGGCCTGCCTTACGGCGCGATCATCGCTGGCGCGAACGCTGCGGCGATCACCGGCGTGGGCGGCATCGTCATCAGCGGCGCCAAAGTACTCAACTCGATCAGCCTGTCCGCCTCTGCTGTAGGCACTCCGGTTTCGGGTTACACCATCATCCAACTGACCATCTAAGGGGAAAGGTATGAGCCGCGCTAATCTCAGCCAAACTCATTCTCGCTTGGTCGCCCGCAAGGTGCGTCCGTTTGAGATGAAACAAGTAACGGACCAGGCAGTCGCTGCCCTGGCCCGCATCGGTGTCGTGTTTGACCACGCCGTCGTATCCCGTCAAATTGCCGAATTGCACGCGGCTGGCGCGTTCAACAAGCAAGGTCGCGGTATGGACAGCGCTTTCACCGCGCCGATCACCACCGCGTCGCTGCCGACTCCGATCCAATTCCTGCAAACCTGGCTGCCAGGCTTTGTCAAGGTTTTGACCGCCGCCCGTAAGGTCGACGACATCATCGGCATCAACACCGTTGGCTCGTGGGAAGACCAGGAAATCGTACAAGGCATCGTGGAACCTTCGGGCACCGCGACCGAGTACGGTGACTACACCAACATCCCGTTGGTAAGCTGGAACACCAACTTTGAGCGCCGCACCATCGTTCGTGGCGAGCTGGGTCTGCAAGTCGGTCTGTTGGAAGAAGGTCGCAGCGCTGCAATGCGCCTCAACTCCGCAGACACCAAACGTCAGCAGGCTGCTGTCGGTCTGGAAATCTTCCGCAACGCGGTCGGCTTCTATGGCTGGAACAACAGCGCTGGCAACCGCACCTTCGGCTTCCTGAATGACCCTAACCTCCCGGCCGCGATCACCGCGCCATCGGGCGGCTGGGCCACCTCGAACTTTGCCGGCATCACCGCCGACATCCGGGCTGCTGTAATCCAGCTGCGCACCCAGTCCCAAGACCAGATCGACCCTGAAAAAGTCGACCTGACCCTGGCGCTGCCGACTCGCAAAGTCGACTACCTGTCGTTCACCACCGACTTCGGTATCAGCGTTCGCGACTGGATCACTCAGACCTATCCGAAAATGCGTATCGTTTCGGCGCCTGAGTTGCAAGGCGACACCCTGCAAACCGACCTGATGTATCTGTTCGCCGACAGCGTGTCTGCCGACGTTGACGGCTCCTCGGACGGTGGCGAGACCTTTGCTCAGCTGGTACAGAGCAAGTTCATCACCCTGGGTGTCGAGAAGCGTTCCAAGACTTACGTGGAAGACTTCTCGAACGGCACCGCTGGCGCCCTGTGCAAACGCCCTTGGGCAGTTGTACGCTACATCGCGATCTAAGCACCACGAGCGAAGGGCCGGTAAACGGCCCTTCAAACCAAAGATGTCGTCGGGCTGTAGGGGCTCTCCGGCACTAATAAATAGGACTACACCAATGAGCGTTTTCGTACTTTCCACCATGACTCAATCCGTAGGTTACGCAGTTTGGGAAACCGTCGACGGCGTACCAATCCAGCGCAACAAGATCATGATCCACGGCGGCGCGGGCATCCCATCCCTCAAAAGCGGTTTTGGCGACATGATCCAGAACGCTGAGGGCCAACCTCTGTGGACCGCCGCAGGCCTGGTGACTACCATCAGCGACGGCGATTATGAGACCCTCAAGGATCACAAGGTGTTCAAACAGCACCTCCAAGACGGCCTTCTCAAAGTTTTGAGCAAGAACATCAGCGAGAACCACAAAGAAATCAAAAAGGTCGCGGCCGACATGAGCCACGATAGCTTCCAGGTTCTTACGCCGAAAACCCTCAAGATGCGCGTGAAAGTCACCACTGATATGGTTGACAAAGAACAGCAGTTCCGTATGTAAGGGGAGTTCCAATGGCAGACTACAATGATGCGCTATTCCGGGCACAGTTCCCGGAATTTGCTGACGTGACCAAATACCCTGCTGCGATGATCGATGCGTACTGGGATATGGCCACGCTGTTTATTTCCAACGTGGAATGCTATTGGAACGTCCTTCAGGGCAAGCGTCTCGTTGGCTCCCTTAACATGCTTACGGCCCACCTGATGGTGCTTGGTATCAACGCCAGGAGTATCGGCGGAAAGACGCCAGGATCGAAGCAGGGTGGCTTTACGACCTCAGCTAGCGTCGGGGAGGTCTCCGTTTCTAAACTTGCACCACCCGCAGTCGACGGTTGGCAGTGGTGGCTGTCCGGGACTACATACGGACAGATGCTCTGGGCATTCCTTGACGTCCTATCCGTCGGCGGAACATCCGTTGGCGGCCTTGCCGAGCGCGACTCGTTCCGTAAGGCTGGCGGGGTGTTCTGGTGATCCCCGGTAGCGATCTGCTTGACGAGGCGTTTGGCTCGATTGGCACTCAGACCATCCGTTATCGCAAGTTCATGAGCAGGATGAAGAACGCCCAGTTTCAGTGGGTGCCTTCATTCAGCGATTTTTTTGACATGGAGGCTTCTGTCCAGCGCGTGCCTCGGCGTCAATACGTTCAATTCAACCTGGAATTCCAACGGAATTACGTCCAAGTTTTTGCGTCTTACGACATGATCGACTTGGACCGTGACACGACTGGCGATCAGTTCGCATACAACAATCGCCTGTACCAACTTGAGTCCCAAGGCACGTGGTTCGCCCAGGACGGCTGGGCCACGTGCCTTGCTGTAGACATTGGTCCGTCGCCTGAGCTTACGGCGTAACAGCGTACCCAACCCAAATCGAGGTTCCAATGTTAGATTCAGCGCTGATCCCGTTCATCGGTCAAGAGATTGAGCGCGCCATCACAGGGAACTTCCCGAACCTTGGTCCTCACGAGGTTATCCAAGGTGCGCAACCGACTCAAGAAGGCACTCCGACGGTCCCGACTATCATCTTCATCAAGATGCCAGACAGACTTCGCGGCTGGCCACGAACTGAATATGCCGTCGTGGATGGCACTTCAAAAGAGTTGATGACTCAGCTTTACGAGACGATGTTCCAAATTAGCGCACTTAAATGGCAAGACCCCAATCAGGCCAACGCATCTGTAGTTACTGCATCCGATCTTCTCAACGGGATCATGATGACGTTCACGATGCAATCGAGCATCTTTCGGTTTAACGCTGCGAAACTTAATATCTTGCGTATCGAGGAAATAACCAATGAGCCGTTCGAGAATGACGACCACCGTTTTGAATTCCATCCAACTTTCCAAATAACTTTCACTCATCGCCGCGAAGTATCCGTAGTCACAGACGCAACGGTAAAGGTGATTGCTGAAGTTTTCGAGGTCTGATATGGCAGAAGTCGGATCAAAAATGATACTTGCTCACATAGCCGCGTTGAAGGCGTTGAAGGGTAAGCAAGTGTCTGCTGGTTGGTTCGAGTCGGCCAGATATCAAACAGCGTCTGATAACGGACCATCTGTAGGTGTCGCTGTTGCGAGGATCGCCCGCCTGTTAAATTACGGCGGGGTTATCGACCATCCAGGCGGTACAAAGTATATTACAGATGCAGCCGTTGGCGGAAAGAACGCCCGTATGTTGGGCACTCGATTCGTTCACAAAAACTTCCAGGGCGAAAGTGGAATAACTAGCGCTCATAAAATAACAATTCCTGCTAGACCGTTTATGCAACTTGCTTGGCATATGTTTAGTCAACAACGCTCAACGGTCCAGAAGGGTATTGCAAAGAAGTTAATCACCGGTGAGATGACTCCTGATAACGCACTTGCGGCTATTGGCTTGGTACTTGAAGGCTGCATCGGGAAGGCAATGAAAAATGGAAATTGGGCTCCCAACGCAAAATCTACGATTCGCGCCAAGGGGTTTGATAAACCTTTGATCGACACCGCTCACATGTTTCAAACTGTGAGTAGCAAAGTAACTTAACAGGAGTCACGACAGTGATCAGTCAAACTCGTTATATCAAGATCATTTCTGGTGTTGGTGGCGCTACAACAGTTGCCCAACGCAAATTGATCATGCGCATCATCACGCAAAACCCGGTCATCCCGCCTGGCATCGTCGTTGAGTTTTCTAACAGCGATGCAGTTGGCGCTTACTTCGGGACTTCCTCGGAAGAGTACCTGCGTTCGGTTGCTTACTTCAAGTTCGTAAGCAAATTGGTTACATCGCCTGCCATCATCAGCTTTGCGCGCTGGGTGAACCAGTCCATCGCACCTACCATCGTTGGGGATGCATTCGCCAAGAACATTTCGTCCTTTGCGGGCGTTACTGCCGGTACTCTGACGATCAACATCGGCAATACCGCCGTCAACATTTCGGCCATCGACCTGAGCCAAGCGCAAACCTTGACCGCCGTCGCGGCAGCGCTGCAGACCAAGATTCGCGCCACTGCCGATCCGCAGCTGACCTCTGCCACCGTGTCGTTCAACACCAACACCAACCAGTTCACCATCGTGGGTACTGTGCCTGGCTCTGGCGTGATGACCGTTTCGCCGACAGGTCTGTCAACCGATATTTCGCAGATCACCGGCCTGGCGACCGGCAGCACCGTGATCGTGTCCGGGCAAGCCGCCGACACCGCTGCCGTTGCCGTGTCCAAGAGCGCGTCCATCAGCAACAACATGGGCTCTTTCATCTTCACCACGCCGCTCACTCCTCTGGCCAACGCCGACATCGTGGCGATCGCCACCTGGAACGACGCCCAGAACAACATGTACATCTACAGCCTGGCGACTTCCGCGTCCAACATGGGCACGCTGTTCCCTCTCGTTCAAGGCTACTCCGGCACGGCACTCAACTTGCTGTCGTCGACGGCGCCTAACGACTACATCGAGCAGTCGCCTTGCGAGATTTTGGCATCCACCAACTTCGACGCAGTAAATGGCACCAACAACTACATGTTCTATCAGTTCCCTACCCGGAACGTCACCGTCAGCGACGATACCACCGCTGACACCATGGACAAGTTGCGCGCCAACTACATCGGCGTAACCCAGAGCGCGGGCCAATCCCTCGCATTTTACCAACGCGGCCTGCTCTGTGGCGGCGCAACTGCTGCCGTGGACATGAACGTATACGTCAATGAGATGTGGCTGAAGTCTGCCATCGGGGCGACCTCGCTCAATCTTCTGATGGCCATGCCTACCGTTCCTGCCAACCCAACTGGCGGCGCGATGTTCTTGGGTGTGTACCAGTCCATCCTGACGAAGGCGAGTAACAACGGCACCTTCTCGCCTGGCAAGACTCTCACCGACGTGCAAAAGCAATACATTTCGACGGTTACTGGCGATTCCAAAGCCTGGCGTCAAGTGCTCAGCGTTGGCTACTGGATTGACGTTAGTTTTTCCAGTTATACCAACTCCAACACCGGCCTCACCGAGTGGCAGGCGACCTACAAGTTGGTCTACTCGAAAGGTGATGCTATCCGATTCGTGTCTGGCCAAGACATCATGATCTAACTTTGTACAGGGCAATACTGCTAATTTTGTATTGCCCTGTATTCAGCTATAATCGGTCCACAGGAGATTAACATGACTACTAACGTTTCGGGTTTTGGCCTTACCGCGCAAGTCGTTGCAAGTACCACCTTTCCAAACGGGGTGACTATCACGGCATTCGCGGACGACGCCGACCCATTGGACAGCCCTGACTTCACAGCGGCTGACACCGCATTCGGATTGAACGGCGACATGATCGTCTGGAGCCGCGCCAACGGCATCGAGATTGCGGTCAATATCATCCCGACTACTGAAGACGACGACAACCTGGATGCTCTGCTGGATGCAAACCGGGTCGGCAAGAACAAAAGCAGCTCGCGCGATTCTGTTCAGATTATCTTCACTTATCCGAACGGTCAGCGCGCAAACTGCAGCAACGGCGTGATTGTTTCCGGCGCTATCTTGCCGCAAGTGGCAGGCTCTGGTCGAATCAAAACGCGCCAATATCGCTTTCGCTTTGAACAGATCACCAAAGCCAAGAGTGCATAAATATGGACCTGATCCCGCTGGCGGCAGTTCCCAACCAATCAGTCGCATTTAACGTCGATGGGGCTTACTGGCAAATTCGTATTTTCCAGGCCGTTGACAAGATGCACGCAGACATTACCAGGAATGGTAAATCTTTGATCACTGGGGTTGGCTGCTTTGGCGGGATCGGGCTCATGCCGTATACATATTTGTTCGGGCCGACCTTTGGCAACTTTGTTTTTAACGCTGATGCAGACTGGAACCTTTTTGGCTCTTCATGTTTGCTTTATTATTTGAGCAAGACGGAACTTGCGCAATACGACGCTCTTTTTGAGGCTGCTTAAATGGCAACTTCCACTATTAAGACCGACGAGAATAACGATGTGTTCATCGACTCTCAAGGCAATTTTGTTCTGTTGTCAGGTATTGATGCGGTATTGCAAGATGTTCGAGCAGAGACTCTTCTGCGCAAGGGCGAGGACATCTACAACTCCAACAAAGGGGTTGATTATCTCAGCTACATTTTTGCGCCGCAAGCAAACTATGACGATGCAAGAAAATCCTTGGTTACGGCTTGTGAGTCGTCGCCGGATGTTGTGAGGGTTGACAACCTCACCATAACGATTGACGGGGAAAACTTCGCGTATTCCGCTGATATCATGTCCATATACGGCCCATTGACGGTGACCAACTCATGAATAACCATCTGATCCAGTTTGCTCACGGCGTCCTGACGTCGGCGATGAACCCGCAACAAACCTATAGCGATCCTCTGCCGTCGTTTAATCCGGCTGCGGCCGACCTGCCGGCCAATCCGTTCGCTGCGGCCACGGATAACACCGCCCTGGAAGCGCCCGATACCGACCCCAACCAAGCCCCTGCCCCGGTCGTCGACGCTCCTGTGGTCGACGCTCCTGTGGTCGACGCTCCTGTGGTCGACGCTCCTGTGGTCGACGCTCCTGTGGTCGACGCTCCTGTGGTCGACGCT